GCTTCGCAGCGCCATTGTTCTCCCCGCGCTGATCGCGGACCCCGCGCCGCCCCTTGGCCGCCGTGTCGGCATTGTTGTCCTTGGCCGTGCCGAGGAAGAAGTGCAGCGGGTTCACGCACGATGGATTGTCGCAGCGATGGCAGACCATCAGCTCGCCCGGCGAGACGTCATTGAACAGGGCGTAGGAGACACGGTGCGCGCCCCTGCTAATGTCGCTCCTGAGTTTGAACGAGCCGTAGCCGCGACCGGGGCCGGTGGCCTTCTTGGCTCCGATCCACGTCCAGCACGAATCCGGTTCCGCGCCTGGCGACACCTTGGCCCAGAACCTCGCCGCAACGTCTTCCCGCCATTTGGGCCGAGTGAGCATGATGGCGATAAAATCGAACGGTTGGCTCATTGTCGGTATCGCTCGCAGCGGGGACGATATCTGGGACAATTGAGAGGATGGGCGAGGGTCTCAGAGGACCGAACCTAGCCGGGCCTTGACGACAGACCCTCTCTGGTCCTCTTACGTTCCCAAATGGGTGCTTCGAGTCCTCTCATCCGCACCAAATTTGTCAAGCGATTTCAGTCGCTGGTAACGGGATTGGGACAATTCGGGGACGATTGAGGGCGATGAAGCGCCGCCATCTTGGCCGCTTCCCGCCCGCCGTCCGCTGAGTCGATCCACCGCGAATAGACGGTGAAAAGCATCGCCGTGTTTTTGTGGCCCATCTGGCGAGCGATATAGGCCGGGTTTATTCCGCCCATGAGGTTGGTGGTCGCGAAGGTGTGGCGGGTCTGCACCGCGCCCCTATGGCGGATGCCAAGGCGCTTTAGGGCGGGCGTGAAGTACGTCACCCGCTGATATTCGTCAGTAGCCCATGGCAGGCCTGTGGCGGGGTTGGCGAAGATCGGGTAGTCGAGCCCCTTCATGAACGTAAAGGGCTTCATGGCAACCAGGGCCTCAAGGGCGCGCGGCGTCAGATCCACGTCTCGGATCGTGCCCGTCTTGGTCCCCTTCTCGCGGCTGTAGGTCTTGGCCGTGTCGATCCGAACCTGAGACTGCGCCCAATCGACCTTCCCCCACTTCACCGCGATCATCTCGCTTGGCCGCAAGCCGGTGAGAAAGGCGAACTCGAAATACGCCCAGACCTCGGCCGGCGCCCTTTCCTTCAGGTCGGCTAGTATGGCTTCCATCTCGCCTGCGGTGAATGGGTCGGGCAGGGGCTTCTGGTGCTTGAGGTTCTTGATCTTGGACGTGGGATTGACGATCAGCTTTCCGTCATCGACCGCAGCCTCCAGAACCTGGCGCAGCGGGATCAGATCATTGTTGACGGTTTTGCCCGTGACGACCTTGGATCGGCTCGCGATCACGGTCTTAATTTCGGACGGCAGGATGCGGGGCAGGAGACTATCACCCAGCGCCGGAACCCAGACCTTTCGGATGGCGGCTTGGTAGTGCTTCAGCGTGCCGTGCTCGACCGTGAGGGTCGAAAGCCATTGTTCGGCATAGTCGGCGAAGGTCTGTTTTTCAGGGGCCTTGGTGGCGCTTTCGAAGAAGTCCTCGCGACGGTATATCCCCGCCCCGATAGAGGCCTGTATGCGGCCCAGAAGGCGCTCAGCGGCCTTGATGTTGGCTGGCGTCGGTGCGAGGTTCAGAGCCTCCACCTGACGCTTCCCAAGGTGGGTAAACTTCAGGCGGATGCTGCTCGCGCGCGGCTCGACGGTTCCAGTTGGCCTTCGACCCATTTCTCATAGCCTATCGTATCGACCAGGACCCGCCCGTCTGGCGCGCGGCGATACTGCCGATTTTCCAGCCAGACGCCACGGGCGATCTTCACCTCGATGGCTTTTGTCGAATAGCCGCTCAGTTCGGCGAACTTCGGAATGGTCAGGTAGCGAGCGCTCATCTCCACTCCTCCGGCCGTGGTCGTTGTTGGACGCGCGGAGGGGTCAAGGGGTGGGCTCCTGCGATTGGAACGTGCGGTCAGCAATCGACATCAGCACCAGAAGGGCCGCGACCAGGATCACGGATTGCCACCAAGTCAGTTCATCATTGTCGCTACGACGCCGGTTCATGCCGTTTCACCCGCGTTCAAAGATGAGGAGTCCCAGGGCTGTGACACCCGCCCGTCGCCAGCCTGCATGTCGAAAGCAAGCACCCGGATTGGCTGACCGGACAGCGTTCGGATCGACGAAGGTGTAATGCCGCAGACCAGGCCAGACGTGATCAGCGATTGCGTCAGCTTGTCGGATAAGGATCGACGAGAGGCGCGGGCCTTCGTTGCGGAATATCGCGCACTCGACGCCTGTTTGTCCGTCGCGGCGATGGCGGGACATTCGCCAAGCAAAGACGGCTGATCCATCAGCGTCTCGCAAGACGAGCTTATCACCTGGGCCGACGAACAGGGGCGACGTGCGGCGGCTTTTCCGAGCGCTATAGTGGCGTCGGAACAGTTCGCGGCAGGACGCATCTCCGTCCTTTGTGAGCCACCACAAAGGACCGTCCCGAAAGGGCCATTTTCCCGCGACCCGCTCTCCGCTTCCTGTAGGCGCTTGATCAGGCTATCCATTGGCCTTGTCCTCCTGCTGGTGGGGGTTGGCGCGGTCAAGCGCATCCGCCGCAGCCCGAAAGCACGCCGCAGCACCCTCAGTCCGCACATGCTGGAAGTGCGCCAAGGGGCGACCGTTGTTGACCCGGACGACATAGTCGTGAGCCTGATCATCGGGCTGCGAAGGGTCGCCGGTGACATTCTGAATCCAGAGCGCCATGGCTATTCCCCCTCCCTCTGGCTGAGCGCAGCACGGCCGGCGGGGACGGCGGCCAATTCGGCCTCGGTGAAATATGGGTGTTTACCCCTGTTGCTCCCATGTACGATGCTTCCGGCCCTGATCAGCCACGGATAGAACAGCGCAGGGTTCTCACCGCGCTCCCGTAGCCCTTCCATGAGCGCAGCCATCGTCAGCGGGAACGGCAGGCCAAGCACGTCGGCTATTGCCTGCCCGGCGTCGCTGTGTCCGCCTTGGCAGTGCTGCCCAGCCAAAAACAAGGCCTCGATTTCCTTCGTCAGCTTCCCCATTACCCCTCTCCCCGCGAAAGAAGGGCGATGACCAGATCGGCGCGACCCTCAGCTGATGCGCGTCGGTCGGCCACGAAGCCCGTTACAACCGCCTGATCATAGACCCCGGCGTAAGCGTTCGGATCGATGATCCGCGCCACCTCCTCCCGGCTAACCCCTGGAGAGGGGCGGGCGTAGAGGGGCTCGACGTAAAGCTCATCGTCGCGTGGGTCTTCGGAGACTAGGTGCCATGGAGTTTGCGGATGAAGCCGCCAGCGCCAAGCCACCGGAGCCTCTTCCCCCTTATCGGAAGCGGGGCGGGGGAGGGATAGGGCGGCGGTGCCCTCTTCAATACGGTGTGCGATCCGCGCCCGCTCCAGGTCTCGTTCTCGGCAGTCTGATTTGCGCCCATCGGCACGGACATGCTTGCTTGCGGCCTTCAGCCAGCGTTCCTTCTCGGCCGTAGCGACCGCTTTCATAGCGCCGCACCTAACCTCTAGATCGGTGACGTGGCGGACCAGGGCGTCAATATCGCGGTGAAGGTGCAGTGGGATGCGAAGCCTACTCGACGCGATGTTCGCCTTCGCAGCCTCGACCATCTCGTCAGTCACCGCCACCGGCAGGGCTTCCCCCTTTGAAGAAGCTGGCGGGGCGGCGAGGGCGGCTCTGAGGGCCTCGGCGGCGCGGCGGTTGTAGTCTTGCCATTCAACCGTTCCCGATGCTGCGGCGCGCTCCCAGACGGCGGCTTTGTCCTCCAGCAGTTCGCGTTGAGCGTCGGTCAGCATAGCGCCGGTCATTGCAGCTCTCCATTGACGATGTTGCCGTGCCAGCAGGGCAGCGATTGGCAATCGACCGAGGGGCTCAGCGTCGGCGCGTCGGGCGGCCCCGTGACGGTCCACACGTGACCGTTGAAGTTTGGATCGACGGAAACGCGGCAGACACGGTCGATCTTGTGGCCATGCTCGTCCAGCTTCTGGCAGGGGAAGACGCACCACTTGAACGTGCCGTCTGATAGCTGTCCGTCGAGATGTGCTCGGTCAGCCATGCTCACACCCTTCAGGGGTGGGGCCGGTCAGGGCGGCGGCGCGGCGGAAGTGGCCGAGTTTAAGACTGTAGTTGGTGGACCTCCCGAAAACGACGGTGACGGGGGTGTTGTCTGGGAAGTCCTCGTCGCCTTCGCCAGACACCTCGCCGAACGGCTGTAGCGCGGCCATCAGCTCGGCATCATCTTCCCTTCCCGCCCCCTCTAGTGGGGAAGGAGAGGCGGCGCGTATCATCTGTTCCCAAACAGCCGCGCCTCGCTCGCGGACTTCTGGACTGTCATCCCGCCGCCCAGCGCGTTGCGATCTCTCCTCGTCCAGCCACGGCCCCCAAAAGTAGGTTGCCGCGTCCAACATCGCCTCGGTCGGCTCACGCGGGACCATGACCCATTCCCCGTTCGCGCCGGGCCCGGAATAACTTGCACTTTCTGCAAGTAATTGGCCGGGACTGGAGCAATTTGCATTTTCTGCAATTTGCTCGGGGTGGGGGCCTTCAGCGCGGGCGAGGGGCGACGGAACCTTCTTGCGCGGGTCGATGCCGAGGCCGTCGTTCAGGTCGCGGCCAGTCTGGGCGACAAGGGTCTCATATGCCTTGCGCCAGTATTTTGCGAGCGCCGCGTCTTTTATGGGATCACCCATGGTCGCGGCTCCCTTCCTGCTGAGGGTTGAGGACGGTGCGGTTGTCAGACATCCAACGACCGCCAGCCGCTACTGTGGCGGGATCACTTGGTGAACCGGAGCTTGCAGCCATGTATTCGGCACCAGCTACAAAAGCGCTGAGCAACAATCTCCGCGCTTCATCCCGTTCCGCGCACCGCTCATGAACTGCGGTCTGGAGGAGGCTGGCGCGCTCGTTGGCTTCGGCGAGGGCGTGGAGGAGAGGCGCTACAGCCGCTTCGTAGACGCGAGTGGCCCAGACCAGTTGCTTGGTCGGTTCGCCCACGAAAGCAGGGTGGACGCCGAGTGCGACCGACATTTTCGCGATGAGCTGTTCGCGCGTCACCCGCTCCACAGCGGCTTCTATCGCGTCTATCCGGTTGCGGGTCATGCTGCGATCCTCCGGCTTTCCTCAACAGGAGCCGCGACGCTGCGGCCGAGCCGGAGAATGTTCAGGGCCGCGTTCACGTCGCGGTCGTGGCTGGCGCCACAGGCTGAACAACTCCAGGCTCTTATTCCAAGCCCTGCGATACCTTTCGGCCTCTCCGGCGGTAGTGAGCCGCACGAAGAACAGGTTTGGGTCGTGAATCTCTCGTCAACCAGCACATAGGTTGCCGCCTTGTAGGCAAGCATCGTGCGGAAGGTTGACCACCCAGCATCGAGGACGGATTTCGCCATCCTCGTCCTGGCTAGGCCTTTTGCATTGACATTCCCAACCGCGATGAACGCGTGTTCGCGGGCGAGACGTGTAGAAAGCTTGTGATGGAAGTCACGGCGGACGTTACCGATCTTCGCGTAGATGGCAGCGGCCCGGCGTTTGTTGCCCGCGCGCTGGGCCACGGCGAGGCGCTCGGCATACTGCCTCAGGTGGCGCGGGTTCTCGATGACCTCGCCGTTGCTGAGTGTAGCGAGAGACTTCAGGCCCAGGTCGATCCCGACAGCGCCTTCAGCGGCGCGGCCAGCCTGCTCGACCTCGACATGGAAAACGACCCACCAACGGCCAAGGCCGTCCTCGACGAACGCGCCGCCCTTGGCAGTGTCAGGCAGCGGCCGGCGCTTTGTCCCGAAGAGCCGGAAGGTATCGCCGCGATAGGTGACACTGTTGCCGGAAACGCTCCGTCCAGGGCGCTTAAATGGAACCCAGCCCAGCGCCCTTTTGAGACCAAAACTGGAGCGAAAGCGCGGGCTGCGCTTGTGCTTGTCGCGAGAAATCACGAACTGATCGCAAACCGCATTAACGGTGCCTTGGAGAATTCCGAGATCTGCCCCAATGCCAGCGCACGACTTTCCAAGGTCAAAATTTGAGGACCAGCGACGCTTTGGAGCGCCCGCCTTGTATCGGGCCTCAGTGTCGCGTTGCTGAGCTACGCACCAGTTCCAGATTTGATTACAGGCCCTGGCGTGCGCTGAAAGCAGCGTCTTGGCGCGGCGATCCTTCAGGCGATATTTGTAGGTCTTGATCATGTCTCAGCCCTCCTTAGTTGTGAGAGCGGCGGCGCATCGAAGGTCCCCCAAGGTAAATTCAGAGCAGCTAGGACCGTCGTCAGAAGGTCCCATCGTCAGGACGATGGTCTCGTCTGGTGTCCTATCGAGCCATGCGCCGGCCTCTCGTGCGAACGGCTTCAGCGCAGCCAGCAGGCTATCCCGCTCGGAAATCAGCGCTTCGATGGTCGCCGTAGCCGTTTCGTCGTGCGAGAGGGCGGCACAGAAGGCGAGAGCGATGCGCTCGGTCTGAGACTGCTCAAACGCGCCAATGCCAGCCCAAAGGTCGGTCTCACCAGACACGTCAAGCATCGCATCAAACAGCTTTTCGCCAAGTGACTTGCTCATGGTTGGCTCTCCTCCATAGCGCGGCGGACTTTCTTGGAAGGCCCAAAGCCACGTGATTGGATCTTGATGGGGGTGGTGGGCTTGCTGAAGCCGCGCGACTGGATCGGCCTGCCCTTGGCGATCTTCGCCTTAGGCTTGGCGGCGATGACGGGTGGCGGCGTCGGGACCGGCGAGACGATGAAATGCCCGCTCTCGACCAGCCAGCGCATCGTCGCCCGGTGCGCAGCTTCCCAAAGGTCGAACTTGACCGCCTTGGGCTCGTTGCCCTGGTCAACCCGGCCGTGACAGGTCCAGCACAGGAAGGCGATCGCCGCGTCACTGGCCTTCAGGCTTGCGCCCTTGCCGTCGCGCTGCTGGTTGCTGTGCGCGCTGACGACCTGGCCTTCGTTGTGGACGCCGCAGAGCATGCAGCGGGGGGACTTGGAGGCAAGGCGCAACAGGAGGGGATGTCGGAAGGTCATGCGTCCTCCAGTTCGCGCTGGTCGTGGAAGGTGACGCCGTGCTGAGCGCCGAAGGCCTCGATCAGCGTCATCAGCTCGCCCATCTCTTCCTTGGACAGGTCGGACGACGATCGGCCCAGGTTCACGAACCCGTTGCCGTTGATGTTCGGAACGAGCCGCATTTCCTGCTTGAGGCCGTCGAGAAATATGAGTTTCCAGTCGTCCGCCGTGAGCTTCACGCCATGCCACGGGAGTTGGGTCGCAACGTCCGTAAGCATGGCCCAGAAACGATCGTTTTGCGGTAGGCTGCGCTTAGGGCCTTGGAAAGTGACGCGCGTGTTCCATGGGGCCGCGTCGATCCAGCGCTTGGCCTTGATGCGAGCCGACGCGGCGTTGATCAGGATAAGCGCTCTGGTCATATCGCGTCAGTGCCGGGCACTTGAGCTAGAGCCGCCTTGCGGGTCTGGATCAGGTCAATGAAGAAGGCGCGCGTGACGGCCGGAAGTTCCGGGTCTGTCAACTGGTCCTTGTTGTCGCGCTCCAGAGCCTTCAGATCGGCCAGATCCTTGGCCGACAGCAGGGCGGCGCGGAAAGCCGACGCCCATTGCGCCGTCATCTTGGTCTTGGCGTCCTTGTGCTTCTCCAGCTCGGCGCGGTTCAGACCTTCTTCGGTCTGATGTTCGATCTTCTCTTCCTCTTCCTTCGCGTCCTCGCGATCGGTGATAAGGAAGCGCTTCTTGAGCATCTCCTTGAGGCAGTTGGTCCCCGCCTTGGCGAAGGCCTTATCGCCGTTGTCGGTACCGGCCCCACCCCACCGAATGACCCGATCTTCGTCGCTGTCGTCGGTGCGCTCGAACGTGAAATCCACGAGGACGTCACAGCGGTTGCCGGTATAGGCGCGCTCGGCCAGATTCGGGGTGACGTCCACGCCGTGCTTCAGGAGAAGCGGACGCACCTCGGACAGGATCGCTTCGAAGGTGTGTCCCTTGATGGTGAAGGTACCCATCTTGATGTCGTCTTTGGTGAAGCCCGCGCACTCGTCGCGGATCGCAGCCATGCGTTGCTTCAGGCTGAGCGGAGGCTTTGGCTCTTCGACGACGGCGGCTTCTGCGGTATCGACGTCGGCAGTAACGGGCTCAGAGCCTTCAGCCACATCCACTCGCTCTCGGGTATCGGTCGTCTCGCTAGCCATGCCCATGATCTCCAAGGGTTTGTCGGTTTGCCGTCCACTTCGGCCCGGCAGATTTCGTCGGTTGTCAGCTCCCCGGTCTCGGGGTCTATTTCGCTCGGCTCCCACCAGATGCGGGCGGGAACGAAAGGGCCTTTGGGCCACTTGCCGTATGAGAAGCGGCGGACCTTGAAGAAGCCCGCGTGTGGTTCATCCTCGTGGATCGGCGGCTCTCGCCCTTCGACGGCGGCTTCCCACCAAGCCCACCGCTCTGCGGCGCTAGTCGGCTGGCGCATTCCAAGTCCTCGGCTATGATTTCAGCAGTGAAGTCCCAGGTGGCGCCGTTCATTTGAAGCCTCCTCGGCTCTGATTTCGTCGCGACGCTGAGTGAAAACGACCCGCGCCAATTGCTGTTTTTCAGGGCTCGCCAGAGCTATCAAATCCTTGATATTTCTAGCATATTCGGCTAAATCTGTCTCATTCAAGCACAAGGAAAACGCCAGTTTCAGGACGGTTTCGAGGGGTGGCGCTTCGCCTGCTAGGACCCCCTCGGCCAAGCCCCGAACACCAAAAGCGCCAGGCCAACACATGCGAGGGCTACGGCTAGGGAGGTGGGGAAGGTGCTCACAGCCATCCCCCCATCTCCAGAAGGTGAAGGCCCATAGCCGCGAACCCGAAGGCGAACACGGCGAGCGGCCATGCGAGGAGCTTCAGGAGCTTCCCGACCGGAAGCGGGTGCAGATCCGCTCCTCGGCTGTTGCCCTCGCGATTGCTCGCGTTCTGCACGGGGGTTTGGGTCTGGGCCATCTAAGCGGCCTCCATCGGAAAGGCTTCTGCGTAGTGTTCCGCCAATGCCGCTATGGTCGATTGAGCATGATGGTCCAGGTGAAGGTCACGTACGATCATTGAGGACTGCTGGCACCAACCTGCGCCGCTCCAATCTAAGGCGATCCGGCCAACCTCACCGAAGAACTCGATCTGTTCCCGACTATCCATGTTGGCGAACATCACGGCCAGCTCTGCGGGTTTGATGTCGTCCAAGGTGACCGTGCGAGTGATGTGATCTCGGCTCATGCGGCAATCTTTCTCTGTTGCTCAGCCGCGCTAGTCTGTGCGGCGATAAGGGCGTCAACAGCCTCCATCCAGCAGCGGAATGCGAAGCTGTGCTGGTCGGTGTTGAGGGCGCGGCGGATCATCTCCGCCCTGGTGCGCTTGACGGTGAAGGCGCAGAGGGGCTTGCCCTCAAACGCGACTTGTCCGTTGATGGCGGTGAAGGTCATGATGGAGACCCCGCGAGGCCGCAGTAGCCGTGCTTGACGACCGTTGAGGTCGCTCCGGTAGCGTCTAGGGGGCCGCAGCCCGTCGCCACCATATGCGCGTGGATTGTTGAGATATCCGCCGGTTTGTTTTCGGATGGACCCCAGCGCCACGCCATGCAGGCAGAGGCGAGGCAGTTCCCGACAGCACTGGATCCCGCAAGGCGGTTGTGGGCCGGAACTTGGCCTACAATATCCCAGCCGCTCTTCCCGTCAGGCACACCGGGCACGCTACGCGCGAACGGACACCACTTGGACTTGGCTTCATCTTCGGTCATGCGAACCCCCAGAGGATTGCGGAAAGGGCCACCAGCACGGTGAACCCAGCGGCGGTACGGGCGAGGGCGGTCATCGCTCCAGGCTCCGCAACCACTGATCCACGAGGTATTCAGCCGCCTTCTTGGCCTCCCAAGCGGCATGCGCGGTGGGGAAGACGGCCGGAGCGAACGTCGGATTGTTCTGGTCCGACGCTATCTGCCACTGCACCCCATCAGTGTGAGCAACGCAGGCCCCTCCCATGCAGGTGGTGATATCCATGGGGAGGTAGCGCTGTTGGTTGGTCAGGGCCTCGGGGCGGGTCATTGACCGGCCCCCGCTTTGGCGATGGCGGCGCGGGCGGCTTCGATCAGCGGCTCGCGGTCAAGGACCACACCGACATCGAACAGTTCGTTTCCGTCCTTCTGCGTCCAGTGCGGCCCGACCTTGTGGTATTGGTCGATGGTGCAGCCGAACTCGTCCACCAACGCCTTCAGCGCCTCCAGAAGATCAGGAGCGGAGGCGATAAGGCGGGCGTTGGCTTCGGCCGTCCTGCCGTCGCAATCTTCATAAACGAGAGCTACAAACCACGGATCTTCACGGCCGCATGGAATGACAACCTCCCACTCCACGCCCGTACGATCATCGTCATCGACGAGACGGGGAATCCAACCTACCAAGCCGCTCATGCCGCCACGCTGACGTTAAGAGCGCGAGAGGCCAGTTCCGCCTCCACGTCATCCGACGTAGCCCACGTCACAACACAGTCAGGACGAGCATCGCCGTAGCTGAACACCTGACCCTCAGTGAGGGGGCGAAAGGCCGTGGCGCGGTGGCGAAGGCGCTCGACGTCGGCGAACAGCATCGTCGCGCCGTTGAAGCCTTCGGAGGCGTAGAGGGTGGGGCGGGGCATTACAGGGCCTCCCCGGTAGCTTTGGCGATGGCGACACGTATCGTTTCGCGGCTGCGCTCAGCGGCTTCGCGTTGGTCCTCATCCCAGCACCAAGTGCGGCATTCGAGGGCGGCGCAGAGCCACAGAAGGCCTGCTTGCGCACCCCGCAGAAGTTCTGGACCATACTTATGCGCGAGCGCTTCGGACGGCTTCACACTGACAAGTGCTTGCGCGTTTTCGATTGCCTCGACCGCAGCCTGACGAGATGCGTTGATCTTACCAATGAGCAAATCACGGTCGCTGCTCATGGCCGCATCCAGCGCGTACACCATATTGGTCATGGTGCGCAGAAGGGCGGCGCGCTCCGTTAAAGCCGCAATGGATGCGCGATCTTCGTCGCCGATCTTAACGACAGGTTCGCCAGGGTACGGCTTTTCAGTTTCGGGGCGGGTTGCCATGGGGCTGTCTCCGTGTGTGGAGACAAGCTACAAAACGTACCCAATCACGTCAACACAAAACGTACCCAATTATGCGGACGAGAATGAAATGGGCGCGAAACCCGTCTAGGTTCTGGGTTGGAGTTTCTTTATGGCGGTGAGGCCGACACCAGTCAGCAGGAGGGCGCCGCCCGCAACAACCTGCGACATGTTTCCATCGGAATAGCCGGAGCTTGAGCCGGTCAGCACCATGAGACCGCCGACCGTAAAGCAGAAGATGCGGCCCCACCGCTGCCATAACCAGCGAACGCCGCGTCCCAGGCCGAACCAGACGGCATTCCAGCCCGTTTTCGCGGTGTGATCGAAAGCGTCGCGACCCTTGCGCTGTGCGGCGAGTGCTTCGGCGTACTTTTCTACGATGGCATTTTCCATGACGAGCTGCATGGCGGCTAGTGTCTCAGCGCTGGCTGCGTTGCACAGTCTCGCTATTTCATCATGATCGATCGGCTCGACGCGAAATAGATCGGCAATCTCCAGCGCCTCGTCTGGCCATGCCACTGAGCGCCTGAATACATCCCGACTCTCTTCGCCCAAGATATCAATGCCGGCAACGTCGTCACCACGTGCCCGTTGCGCGACTGTCGCGACCAGCATCAACAGCCTAATATCATCTACTTCAAATCCCTCGATTCCAGAGCAAAGCTGCCATGAAGCGGCGGAGAGAGCGTCACCGCTATTCGAGGTAGCGCAGGCCCTAATCGTTCCGGCCAATGCGTGTCCGAAAGCCTTGGTTCGCGCGTCGTCGCGCTCGCGGTCATCCCTCCTGACCACCAGAAATAGGGCAAGCGCCATTAGCCCGACGTAGAGCCAGATCATGCCGGGCGTCACCAGCATCCACGTAATGAAGTCCTCCAACAGCCCCTCCCCAGGTGCTACGCCGTCCGCCTGTCCTGCGGCAGCGGCTTGGCGAATGGGGCGCCGCGCCCCAGCACAAGCCATTCAATGGTGACGTTGAGTGCGCGGGCATATTTTTCGGCATGCTCGTACTTAAGTGCCTTGGCCTGACGCTCGCCCTGCTCATGGCTCTTGTAGGTGTTCTCGGGCCAGCCGAAGAACCGCGCCGCCGACCTGGATGACGTCAGGTGGCCGCCATCGGGCGTGACGTATTGCTCACGCGCCCAGCGTAGGCGTCCGCCTATCGTGGTCAGGTCTGCCGGCTCTGCTGCTCTTCTTCCCATGGGTGCGAGTCGTACCTGACACTTTGGGTACGATAGGTGTTGACCCATTTGGGCACGTAGTGTACCCAATTTATATGCCCAATTCATTCTCAGACGTGATTGATCTTTTCGGCGGTCCAGCGGCATTTGCCAGGGCTGTCGGGATGACGCCAGGCGCAGCCAAGCAGGCCAAGCGCCGCAATTCGATCAGCGCCGAATGGTTCACCGCAACCGCGCAGGCCGCAAAGCTGGCGCGCATCTCTTCGGTGGACGAACGGACGCTGGCGGCTCTGGCCGACGCGCGCCGCGCTGCATGACCTACTCCGCAGCCCTCAACTCCTCTTCCAAAGGAGACCTGCACCTCGCAGGGCAAAGGCTGCATCGCGCCCGTAACACGGTGCGCAGGTCCGACCGCAGCGCTCTGGCGTGGCTGTCTACGGTGTCCATCTTTGAAAGCGTGTCGTCGAGACTGCGGCTGACCTTTGCGCAGCGCCGTCCGCGCTTGCCCTTGGTGAGCCCTCTTATCATCTCGTCCAACACGAGAAATCGCGCACGCATTGAATGCGGCTGCATGGTTATCGCTCCCGGTGTTCCCCGTTCTGGGTTCAACCGTAAGCTTAAGGTTACCGTTCTGCCCCTGTGGCGAAAAGCCGCCTTGACACCCTTTCAGCCTCAAATCGGGGACTGAAAATGGGCCATATGTCGGGTAACCAGCACCTTTATGCCGATAACGCACATAGCGCGTCGGCTCAATCCCATACCGGCGCTGCCCCCCGAGCGGCGACCGGCGGCGCGCGGCTAGCAAGCCCACTGAAGGCCAGCGCGCCCGGCCCGATGCTGACTGCGTCTCCCTCGCGTGTCGCGTCGGGCCACCACAATTCCGAATTGTCGGATAGCCGCACCGTCCCGGCGATGGGCGGGGAGAATGAAGATGCAAACCGAAACCTTTGCGGGCCGTTCTGGCAACTCGCCAGTCGATGCTCCGCTGTCCCTGCGCCTGTCGGGGATGCTGGAATCTGCCGCGACGATCAAGCAGCGTGCCGACGCTATCAAAGGCCGCTTGTTCGGCTACAGCCCAGTGAACGAGGCCACGGGATCGTCTGTCCTGAAGGCCGTTCCGCAGGACTGCATGGAAGATACCGTCTCGCAACTGGCGGGCCTGCTCAATCAGATCGACATCACCCTGTCGCAGGTCAACGACCGCATCTAACGCGAAACGGCGGGGTGGGCTGCAACCCATCCCCGCCTGATCTTCGTTCGTCATCGCGTTCACTCTGCGTAATCCAAGCCCCGATCTACCAGGGCTTCAGCTTCTCGTCTGAACTTCTCCGCGTCCGGTCGGTCGCGGTTCTCAACCACCCAACAGATCAGCGCCATGGCTCGGGTAAATTCCGGATCGGCGCTTTCCATTCGTCTCAGTCCTATCCGTCCACCCCGTCCGTCGAGGCCTTCACATGATGGCTTCAACAGGATGGCAAGTCGTGGGACACAATTCCCAAGAACTCCCGATCTCCAAGACGGTGGGTGACGCGCTGCGTGACCTTATCCGCAAGCGCTACGCCAACAATGCCGCCAAGCGGATCGAGCGTGATTGGGACCTAGACCCCAAGACGGCCAAGAACGTCGTGAGCGCCGGCCATGTCAGTGAGCGCACCTTGACCAAGGCCGTTCGCGCCGAGGGCTGGTCCCTCTTGCTGGCGCTAGGCGCTGAAATCACTGGCGAGACGCACTCGGAATTTGAGGAGCGCCGCCTAACCCACATCATCCAGGAACGCGACGATGCAGCACAAACGCTTGTCAGCCTACGCGCGCGCCGCGAGGCGCTGGATGCGCGCGCCGCTCGCGCTCTCGCTGATCTGGATGGGTCGGCGGATATCCAAGGCCGGGGAGCGCAAAGCCGCTCGTGGGCTCCGCATGATGACGGCCGGTCTGACACGCCTCGCTCTACTCGGGAGGGGTAAGCGATGAGCCTTCCCACTGGTCCCTTCGGAGCCATCCTCTGCGACCCGCCCTGGGCCTTCCGCACCTATAGCGGCGACGGCTCCGTTCCGACGCTGGCGGCCGATCCGTACCCGACCATGACGCTCGATGAACTTAAGGCGTTACCGGTGGCCGATGTCGCCGGGCCCAACTGTTTGCTGGTCATGTGGGTGATCTCGTCGCACATCCCCCAAGCCATCGAACTGGCTGAAGCGTGGGGTTTTACCTATCGCTCTCTAGGCCCGATCTGGATCAAGGACCGCAGCCCGAACCAAGTCGAGATGTTCGATGACGGTCCGATCTGCGATCTTGGCATGGGCTACTGGTTCCGACAGCAAGGTGAAATCTCGCTTGTCTTCGGCCGGGGATCGCCGACGCGCCTATCGTGTGGCGTTCGCCAGGTCGTCGCCGCGCCGCGCCGCGAACACAGCCGCAAACCCGATGAGGTTCATCGCCGCGTCCAAGCGCTGGTTGCTGGCCCGTACCTCGAAATGTTCGCCCGCGCGCCCCGCGCTGGCTGGGTCGTTTGGGGCAACCAAACAGACAAATTCGGAGCCGCCGCATGACCCGCCTATCCGCCTACGGCTGGCTCTGCCTGATCCTCGCCGCCTTATGGCTGGCTCTCGCTCTCATGGTGTTCTCATGACCTGCAACACTGAACGCAACGCCAAGATTATCGCCCTTCGAAAGGGTGGCATGTACCCGTGGGAAATCGCCGCAGAGTTGGGCGTCTCGCGGAATACCGTGATCGGCGTCTGTAACCGCGCCGGGCTGGCAAAGCCGGGTAACCCTGACCGATCACCCGCCATGAAGCTCAAGGCGCAGGCTGGAGAGTATAGAACGGGTCGCCCTAAGACACCCAAGCCGATCAGGATAATGGTGCTTAACACCGCTAAGGAAAAGGGCGTTGTGGCGGCAGCTAGGCAGTGGGGATTTGCCCCGCTGACCGTTTACAATTGGCGGCGGGAGATGGCGGCATGATCCCGCAAACCCGCTTCCCGGCATTGCACAGCCTCTTGACCGGCGACCTAGAGGCCCAGCGCCAACGCGCTCTGGAAGACCTCCGCTTCGCCCAGCACAAGCGTCAAACCCAAGCTGAACACGCCGCGTTTAAGAAGGCTCGGTCTCTCACATGCGAAGCGTTGAGGCTTGGCCGATGAGCTGCGCCCGCTGCATAGCCCTAGAGGCCGAGAACCGCCGTCTGAACGCCATGCTGGGCCTGTCGTTTGATATGGATGAAGCCGACAAGCTCAAGGTTGGATTTGGCGTCACGCTTCAGGAAGCCCGCCTGATTTCGATGCTTCACCGGTTCAAGGGCAAAGCCGTGAGCGGCTGGTCTCTCCTCGACGCCATGGCTGAATACTACACCACGCCAAGGTCGTCAGAGAAGATCATCAACGTCTTGGTTTTCCGCATTCGCAGCAAGCTGGGCCGGGACTTCATCGAGAACACTTGGGGCGTTGGCTACAACCTATCCCTGACCGCCGTCGCTCGCTGTGACACCATCCTTTCTCAAGCCCGACAGGTGGCGGCATGAACTATCACCGCTGCTGCGCCTGTGATCGGCCCGCCATCGTCAACGCCAACCGCAAGAACTACTGCGCCGTCCATCGTCCACCGATTGGCCGGCCGGTCACGATGGACGACCTCTTTGCCGCCCGTAAGCGCCTTTCAGAGGGCCATAACCTCCAGCGCATTGCGACGATCCTGGGTGTCATGAAGTCCGATCTGGACCTGGCGCTTTGGCAGAACCTGCATGTGGTCCGCGAGGAAGAGCCGCGCCGGTATGAGCCGGAGTTTGTCGCGTGAGATCGTCCACAGGAACGCTAGGAAGCTACACGATACCGCTAGTGTTCACGCGAGAACAGATGCAGAATCAAGCGCGTAACCGGAGAGTTTGCCGCTCCCCGGTCACACTACCGCAACCACCTCAAGCCAGGTGACCACGCTTATGACCAACGTACACAGGCTGAATAGGCCGTGCAACCCGACTCATACCGAAGACCTCCTGCACATGGTTGCGGTGATGGTCAGGAAAGCCGAGCGGGAGCCTAAGACCGCCGACACTGCCTTGTCCCATGCCAAGCGCGCCTTTGACCGTCTGGTGGAGCGCCTCGCATGAGCGGCCCAGCCTTCATGCAGATGTATTGGTCCGACTATTTCGGCGACACGCGACACCTAACCTGCGAGCAGCACGGGGCCTATTTGCAGCTTTTGGGTTCGATGTGGCTGGCCGGTGGATCGCTGCCAGACGACGCCAAAAAACTTGCCAAGATCACCGGCTGCACCGCCTCTCGCTGGTCCAAGATCAGCCCCGAAGTGATGACATTTTTCGACGCTGAGAACGGCGAAATCACCCACAAGCGCATCACCATTGAACTCAAAAAAGCGCGCGAAAAGTCGATCAAACGTGCAGAAGTTGGATCACTCGGCGGGAGAGCTAAGTCGTTGAAAAACAACGAGACGGTTGTAGCAATTGCTACCGTTTTGCCAGAGCATTTACCAGATACCAGATACCAGAGTACCTTAGAAGATAAATCTTCTAAGGCGCAGGTCATCGATTTTGACCCCGACAAAGACGCTTGGGAACAAGGCACTCGCCTGCTGATGGCTCGCGCCGAAATGACCGAGAAATCGGCCAAGGCGTTTTTCGGCAGTCTGCTTCGTGGCGGTCTCAAACCCCGCGAGCTTCTCCCCGCCATCGGATCGGCGAAAGCCAACCAGACCCTCGCTCCCCGCGAATACCTGACCAAGGCGGCGCAAGGCATCCTGCGAAGACGGGACGAGCCGAAGGTCGAGAGAAGGGTGGGCTTCGTATGACCACCAAGGAAGCCAAGGCCAGAGAGGCTGGCGTTCCGGTCTGGTCAGGACGAACCGACTACCGGACCCCATGCCCCGCCTGTTCACCGAACCGCCGCAAGAAAAAAGATCCCTGCCTACACGTAACGATCAAGTCCGACACCATCCTCGCCGCCTGTTTCCACTGTGACTTTAAGGGAGCCTACTTCGATGATCAGCAACGCGCACATGGACATCCTGACGGCGCGTGGTCTGGACGTCGAACTGCTGGACCGTCTCGGGTTCTCCAGCGTACAGCGCGGGGATGGTGAGGCTCTGGTCATTCCGTTTGCTCGGAAGGGGGAGACGGTTCACCACAAGTACCGGCGCTTTGACGTCATCGAGGGCGGTAAGGGCAAGTGGACGCAGGACCAGGGCGGTCTCAAGCTGGCCTTCAACGAAGACTGCCTCCGCGCCGAAGATCTGATCGGGCGACCGCTGATCATCACCGAAGGCGAGTTCGACGCGCTAGCTGCCATTCAGGCGGGGTTCCTGAAGACGATCAGCGTCCCCGATGGCGCACCTCCTCCCGGCGATCGTTCGGCCGATGATCTGGAGGCTGGCAAAAAGTACGATTGGATTTTCCAGGACATCGGCCTGTTCTCGAAAGACCGCATCCCGGAAATCATCATCGCGGCTGACAGCGACGCCAACGGCGCGGCCCTGCTGCAAGACCTGTCGGTGATCTTCGGCCGCTATCGCTGCAAGTTCCTGACCTATCCCAAGGCCCGCAAGGATCGCGGCCGGGAGCGCTGCAAGGACCTAAACGAGGTTCTGGAGGACTACGGTACCAAGGGCGTCGTTGAGACCGTGAACCGCGCTCAGTGGATCAGGGTCGATGGCGTTTACAAGATGAGCGAGCTGGCCCCGTTGCCAGCCATGGCCATCTTTGAGCCGCGTCACCGTTTGTTTGCTGAGAACTTCAAGCTGCGGCTGGGCGACTTCTCCGTCTGGACCGGCACGCCAGGTTTTGGAAAGACCACGTTCGTCAACGACGTCCTTTGCGGGATCGCTACGGATAACGACCTAGTGGTGGCATGGGGATCATTTGAGCAAGAGCCCCAAAGGGACCACAGGAGATCCTTGCGGACGTGGTTCCATGGCTTCCCGGAGCATACGCAAGACGACCGCCAGCGCGCCGCCGCTGATGCGTGGATCGACCGCCACCACCTGTTCCTCATGCCCAAAGAGGACGAGGACGCGACGCTAGAATGGCTGGAGGAAAAGATGGAACTGGCCGTTGTCCGCCATGGCGCCAGGATCATCGTGATTGACCCATGGAACGAGCTTGAACACGACCGGCGCGGAAACGAGACCGAGACCGAATATATCGGGCGCGCTATTCGCAGGCTGAAGCGTTTCGCCAAGTCGTTTCAAGTTCACGTAATCGTGGTCGCTCACCCAACGAAAAGCGTCAAAGACGGCGAAGGTAACTACAAGATGCCGACGCTGTATGATATAAGTGGTTCGAGCAACTGGTATAATAAAGCCGATCTTGGCATTATTGTGCATAGGCAGAACGAAGACGACACGATCATAAAGGTTCAGAAGTCGCGCTATCACGATATCTTGGGAAAACCGGGAGAGGTCAGGATGCACTTCAGCAAAGACCAGCGCTGCTTCATCGAGCAGGACCGCATCGCATGACCCAGCACTTCACTCCACACGGCCTGTCATCCCGGGCCACGCCAAGGCCACCACGCGCTGTCTGCGAGCAGATCGGCCAGGACGTCGCAGATCAGTACGGTATCGCCTTTGAGGAAGTGCTGTACCGCAGCACGGTTAAAGCCAAGCTCGCCCGCACAGAGGCATGGGTTCGGATCGCTGAGGCCACGGGATGCTCTGGCGCTGGCCTAGCCGACGCTTGGGGCGTCGATCGCACAACGGTTGTTGGCGTCCTGACCAAGGCGCGGCGAACCGGTCGGCTGGCGGTAGCGGCATGAACAACCGCCTTCAAGCCGGCCGTGCTATCGCAGAGCAGCGAGCGTTTGACACCAAGCTATCCGCCATCTTCGCCAAGTCCCTGCCGCGTAAGGCTGCGGTTAGGGGTGGGCGGGTTGGCGACAAGACCAGAGGTGATGTGTGAGCCGAGAAGCCGAGCTAACCGAGATCATCTCCGGCCTTCTGTCGTGGATGGGCCAGACCACGCCGCGCGAGTACGTCCGCTGGCTTCGCGCTACTCAGCCTGACCTGTTCGCAGACTTCCCCGAGGATGAGGCGACCGAGAATCTGACCGCCGTCGTCAGCGAGGCATGGAACGCCTTGGCAGATCCTGAACACCGGCGATCCAGCCAACACGAGGAGACCACAAGGTGAGCGAGATCGTCCTATTCGTCCGCGAGTACCTGGCAAGTTTGTTTCTGAGCTGGGCTTTGAGCCTGTCGGCTGAGCTGGTGTTCGAGGCAATCGGTTCCGCCATGCTCACCGCAAGAGAGGGCGCATGACCGAGCCTCAGAACGAAGTCGGCGCAGCTTGGCGACGCGGCATCATGCACGCGGTCGAGACGCTGGATATGGTCATCCCGCCCAGCAAACCTGTGTCGAAGCGTGATGCGCCGGCTGCTTTGGCGCGGGTTCGCAAGGCCCTTGACGATCTCACCGCGTTCCAGCGCATGCACTTCCCGACGACTTACGCGGAAGCTTTTGACGTCTCGAATGCGAACCTGAAAACCATCAAGGACCAACCCCATGACTGACACCCTTAGTCTGGCTTCTCCGAATGCGTATCATGAGAGATTGGTGGCTGGCCTGCGTGAGCGCGGAGAGCGTTCCGCAGCAGACGCCATTGAGGAGCTTCACGCGGCCTTGTCCAAGGAACGGCGCGCCGCTGCTGACGAGATAGAGCGGCTACAAGCCGAAGTTCGCAAGATCACTGGCATCCCCGACGATGGGCGTGAAGGCGCATGATGAAACGCTGCCTCGCCAAAGTCTCACCCCAAGACGCCAAGGCCGCTTGCGAAGGCAAGGAGCGCTACGAAAGCCCGTTCCTGGCTCACAAGGTCGGAGCGCGGCGAAATCAGCGCGGCCTTGGGATCAGCATCTACCGCTGTCCACACTGCAACGGGTTTCACCAAGGAAACAGAGAACTCAGATGACCAACCACTGGGTCAAGGGCATCAGCCGTGATCTGCTGCGCACGGCCTTCCGGGACTACTTCGGCATCTACGAGTCGTCGGCAACTCTATTGGTCGAACTGTACCAGGCGGGAAGGGACGAAGAGGGCCTTAGCAACCCCGTCCCCGTCAAGGATCTCTGCTACCGCCTGTCGTCCCACCGATCGCTCAACGCCGGAGCCCTATACGAGCGGGTCCGCGTTCTCCGCGCCGCCATGTCGCCGGAAGCCATTGAGCAGGACAACTCCAACTACTGGCTGACTGACGTGGGTTTTGACGACGCGGCCGGGGCCATCAGGGACCTTGCCCGAACCCTGACGAAAGACTTCGTGGTCGAGAACATCACGCCCGCGCCCAAGGTGGTCAGCATGCCCGCCAAGCCCAAGGTTCGCCAGATATGCGCCGACACGCTCTTGCTCCCCTTCGGCCAGATCACCGACGCCCTGTCATCGGCTGGCGTGATGCGGCTTACCGCAACGGCCTGAGGCCAAGACCGCACGTGAGATTATGTCCTCGGAGGACTAAGACTGTGACCCATCCCGAGTACCTGGAAGCCCACCACGCCAAGACCGAAGCCGCCTTCACCCGCGTGAACGCCCTTCTAGGCTCTGGCAAGGCTGATGAGGCCAAGACCGCGCTAGAGGCCATGAGGACCGATCTGGACGCCTTGTGGGCCATTCGCAGGGAAACGGCGAGCCGGGAGGTTGCGCCTTGAGGCCGCAGCCTCCCGCCAGCATCCTAGATCAACTGTCGCCAGCCGCCTTCATCCCCGCACCGGAAGTCAGCGACTGGTTTCGCGCGACGTTTCTCGATGAAGGGTCGAAGCTTTTCAACGCCGACCACGCGCACCTAGAACACGCTGACATCGGGTTCCTCTGGACCAACGTGTCGAACGGCCGTCACCAGAGGGCGGTGATAGGCCAGTGCGAAGTTGGAACACCTCGCGCAATGGGGAAGTGGGCCAAGGCCCGCGCTGAGCTGCAGATCAATGAATGGTTCGGCGACATCCCGGACTTCATCATCACCCTGGATGCAAACTATTGCGCCCAAGCTAGCGACACCGAGTTCTGCGCCCTTCTGGAGCATGAGCTTTATCACGCTGGACAGGAGATCGACGAGTTCGGACTTCCCAAGTTCACCCAGCTTGGAGAGCCGAAGTTTGGGATCAAAGGCCATGACGTCGAGGAGTTCGTAGGCGTCGTGCGCCGCTATGGTGTGACCCGCCCAGACGTTCAGGCTCTGGTCGATGCAGCCAAGGGCAAGCCCGCAATCGCCAGCGTTCATGTCTCTCAAGCGTGCGGCACTTGCCAGCTACGCATTGCGTAATAACTGAACACGTCAGAACTAGACAAGGAATAGACATACATGGCCCGCGCGGAGAAGCTACCGGTGGAGGTGCAAACCTTTATCGTGCAACAGCTCGCCTGCTATGACGCGCCGTCTGTGGTTGTCGCTGCGGTCAAGGCGGAATTTGACCGTGTCATCACGCGCCAGCTTGTGGAGACCTACGACCCCACCAAGCGCGCCTTCAACGGCAATGAGCGCTGGACGGACATCTACAACGAGACCCGCAAGGCGTTCCTGGAGGACACCAGCAAGATACCGATCAGCCATAGGGCGGTGCGGCTTCGGTCTCTGCAGCGCATGATGCATCTGGCGGAAGGTCGCGGACAGATCCAGTTGGCTGCGCAGCTTCTGGAGCAAGCGGCCAAAGAGTCGGGCGGCTCCTTCACGAACAAGCGCGAGTTCACGGGTAAGGACGGGGCGCCACTGCCTGCGGCGTCGCAGGTAACGGTGTTCGCGCTGCCGGATAATGGACGATAGCGCACAGACGGTCATTCGGCCGCAGGCTGGACCGCAGGAACAGTTTCTAGCCTCATCGGCCGATATCGCAATCTATGGCGGCGCGGCTGGTGGCGGAAAGACCTGGGCGCTGCTGATGGAGCCTTTGCGTCACGTCGCCAACGGGCAGTTCGGCGCGGTGTTCTTCCGGCGCACGACGGTTCAGGTCCGCAACGAGGGCGGCTTGTGGGACGAGAGCGCCAAACTCTATCCGATCCTTGGTGCTGATCCGCGAGAGCATGTTCTGTCGTGGCAATTCCCATCGGGCTCAACGGTCAGCTTCGCGCATCTGGAACACGACAAAACTGTCCTGAACTGGCAGGGCTCGCAAATCCCGCTGATCTGCTTCGATGAGCTGACCCACTTCAGCCAAAAGCAGTTCTGGTACATGATCAGCCGGAACCGAAGCATGTGCGGCGTAAGACCTTACATCCGCGCCACCTGTAACCCTGACGCCGATAGCTGGGTTGCGGTGTTCATTGAGTGGTGGATCAATCAAGACACTGGCCTTCCGATCCCGGAGCGTGCGGGCGTCATCCGCTGGTTCGTGCGGATCAATGACACGTTGATCTGGGGTGACACGCCTGCGGAGCTAGAGGCCAAGCACCCCGGCATCCCGCCCAAATCGGCCACGTTCATTCCGGCCAGCCTGACGGACAACGCGGCCCTTATGGCTGCAGACCCGGCTTATATGGCCAACCTGATGTCGCTCCCGACTGTTGAGCGCGAGCGCTTGCTAGGCGGCAACTGGAAGATCCGAGGCATTGAGGGGACGTTCTTCCAACGCGAGTGGTTCCGCCGCTTCCGCCTTGGCGAGGAGCCGGTTAACCTGCGCAAGTACGTCACCAGCGACCACGCGCCGACCGATGGCCCAGATAGCGACCCCAACGTCGCTAGGGTCTGGGGCCTCGATACCCTGTCCAACATCTACATGCTCGACGGGTTCAACCATCGGGCCAAGATGGACGTCACGGCGGACAAGATCATCGACCTGATCAAGCGCCACCAGCCGTTCGCGTGGTTCCCGGAGGACGACAACAACTGGAAGACGGCTGAACCGTTTATCGTCAAGCGCATGACAGAGGAGGGGGCCTTCACGCGGATTGCCCCGATGAGCCCGCACGGCCACGACAAGGCGGCTAAGGCGCAGTCAATCCAGGGTATGGCCGCAATGGGCCGGGTGTGGATACCGCTAGGCCCTGAAGGCGACGCGGTGATTGACGAGCTGGTGAAGTTCCCGGCCGGCGCTCACGACGAAGAGGTCGATAACGCCGCCATCATGGGCCGCGCCATCGCCATGGCGCATCCGGCAATCGTGCGCGACGAGCCCAAGGCCCCGACTGGCCCGCCCAAGGGGATCAACGAGATGACGTTTGACCAGCTTCTGGCGATGCAGCCGACGAAAAGGGATAGGGTTTAGCCGCAATCTGCTGTATAAAGCACGGGTGGATACATCACAGTGCGGATTATAGGCCGAAATGACGGGCGACCAGCTTCGGAAATGGCGGCTTCGCATGAGATTGAAGGTAGGTGAGGCCGCTTTGGCGCTGGGCGTGTCGCTCGACACTTACGCCCGGCTAGAGCGCCGCACGACAGTAGACAAACGGACGGCTCTAGCCTGCGCTGCGATCAGCATGGGCCTGCCGCCAGCGGAGGGGTAGGGATGGGAGCCTCGATAGTCTATCGGCGGATGACCAAGACTGGCGGTCTCAGCAAGGAATACGACCTGAGTGTCGGCTGGAGGTCCATGCTTGCCCAGCTTCTTAGGGAGAATGGCTTGCGCGGTGGACTTAACGCAGGCGACATTCCGATGCTGGAAGAGGTCGCGCTGAACCAACTTAGGGGTCAGGCTGAGCCGCCATTCGACTGGTCCGAAGATATAAAGGACGCTTGCGAGAAGCTCATCGCGGAAATCCGAGAGCACAAATACATTGAAGTTGATGTGCTCTATTAGCGGAGAGGTGATGCCATGTCGTCCAATTTCGTCGCTAACATGATCGTTGAGGCTTCGCGCATGACCGAACGGAAAAGCACAGAAGACTGGATCTCCAGCCAACTTGAGCGGCAAAAGGATCTCCGATTGTCCGTTGCTAACTTTGAGGCCAGCTTTGTTGAGAAGGCCAAGACCCCCGGCCAGTCCATCGACACCCTCAACGCCAGCCTTGCCATGATGAACAAGGCGCTGAAGGAGCTTCGCGCTGCGGGGTTCTCGATTGAGGTTTACGGCGGGCATGGCGAGGTGAGCTATTTCATGAGCGGAGGGCCGGTGTGATGACCGAGGAAGACGATGACGCGCGCCTTGAAGCGATAGACATGCTGTGTCGGCGCTCTGGCCCGTCGATCTTGGATATCGTCACGGTGACAAAGCCAATGGCGGCTAGGGCTGAAGCGTCCATGAAGCGCAACTCGGATCTGGCGTTTCGCTTTTTCCCCGGTTTCGGGCCACGACTGCAGGAGCCGAGCGAATGACCAAGACCCAACACGCCGACGCTTGCGGCAGCAACCTGGAGCCTGAGTGCATCTGCGACTGTGAGGTTGCGGAGGCTGAAGCGGCGACGCCAGAGCCGATCGTCTGGATGGCCGCCGATGAGATGCGGGAGCGGTATTCGAACTTGGAGGGGGTGGGGGAGTGAAGCCTGACACTTGTTGGCTCTCGGATGGCGGTTGGGTTGCTATCGATGAAGCGACGCCGACCGAGGAAATTCTAGAGGTCGTGCAGCGCGTCTTTTCCCATATCCCGTCTCAGGCAATGCTGATGTCGCTGCGTGATGGGTCGTGGCCTTCGGGTGTCTGGCATTGGGAGCCCGAGGGCCACCCGTCATCGACCGAACCGACCCACTATCGCAAGATGGCCTCAAGCGCGCTGGGCCTAGCTACCTCAGCCACGATCCCCGCGCCCACCTGAGCCCACCCTACCACGGCCCTAAACTTCCCCTCACTCAACAGGGGAAGTCATGGCGGACGCCCAGACCACCACCGAACAGGCCGAAGCTGCGGCTAAGGCCAAAAGGGACCAATCGACCGCCCAACGGTGGATCGGTGAACTTGGCGTGTCTGAGAAGGCGCAGGCCAAGTGGCTGACCCGCGCCAAGAAGATCATCAAGCGCTACAAGAAAGAGGGCGTGGACGCTGAGACCGGCAAGCGCGGGTTCTCGCTGCTGTGGTCGAACACAGAGACCATCCGTCCCGCTCTCTACGCCCGCCCTCCTCAGCCCGTGGTCAGTCGCCGGTTCAAGGACGCTGACCCTATCGGCCGTTCAGTTTCCGAGGTTCTGGAGCGCTGTCTGTCGTTCAGCATCGATCGGCAGGCCCTGGACGATGTTCTGCGCGATGCGACGTTCGATTTCACGCTGATTGCCCGTGGTCAGGCTTGGGAGCGGTATGTTCCGACGTTCGGCGAGGAGGTCATCCCCCGCGTTGAGGTGCTTCAGCTCACCACGGACGCCGGTGTCGAGTATCGCGGCAAGGAAGACAACGAGCCCTACGGCGCTGAGAACATCGAGGGCAACGAGGCGGATGGCTACACGGCTCCCGGCGAGCCCTACCGCCCTGTCATCTTTGAGCAATCCGTCACCGACTATGTGAATTTCGAGGACTTCGGTTGCTCGCCGGCCAGAACGTGGAACGAGGTCAGCTACGTCTGGCGCGCGGCCTATCTGAGCCGTGAGGAGCTGATTGAGCGCTTCGGCGAGGAGCTTGGCAAGAAAATCCCGCTCGATTGGGGTCCGAAGTCCAACGGCGCGCGGGTAACCGATGCTGAGGAGATGACCAAGAAGGCCAAGGTCTACGAGATTTGGGATAAATGCTCGCGCCGGGTGTTCTGGATCTCCAAGGCGTGGGCCTATGCGCCGCTCGATGAGCGCGACGACCCGCTAGGCCTTGATGACTTCTTCCCGTGCCCCAAGCCGCTACTCGGCACGACCGCAAATGACAGCCTGATCCCGGTTCCTGACTATGTGTTCTACCAGGACCAGGCCGAAGAGATCGACGACCTGACCGGGCGCATTGGCGTTCTGGAGCAAGCCCTACGCGTCAAGGGCTTCTACGCAGGCGACAAGAAAACCGACCTGAACCAGCTTTTCAAGGCTGACGACAACATGTTGATCCCGGTGGCGGATTGGCAGTCGCTGAAGGAGGGCGGGGGCCTTCAAGCCAAGATCGAGTGGATGCCGATCGACACGGTGGCTGCGGCCCTCACGGCCTGCATCAACCTGCGAAAGCAACTGATCGAGGACGTCTATCAGATCACGGGCGTTGCTGACATTCTGCGGGGCGCTTCGGACGCTTCGGAAACCTATGGCGCCCAACGCATCAAGGCCCATTGGGGCGCGGTGCGGATCAGGGATCGTCAACGGGAACTGGCGAGGTTTGCCCGCGACATCCTGCGCATCAAGGGCGAGGTGATCTCCGAAAAGTTCAGCATCGACACCCTGCGCCAGATGAGCGGCGTAAAGCTGCCAACTGATGCTGAAAAGCAGCAGATCATGATGGAGATGCAGCAGCAGGCCATTCTGGCTCAAGGGCAGGCCCAGCAAGCCGCCGTGACGGGTCAGCCGCCCCCGCCGCCCTTCCAACCGCCTCCCGAGGTGCTGGATAAGCTCGACGAGCCCTCGTGGGAGGATGTGGAGAAGGTTCTACGCGACAACGCCACGCGTCAGTATCGGATCGACATCGAGACCGACTCGACGATCGAGCCCGATGAAGCCGAGGACAAGCAACAGGCCGTCGAGTTCATCACAGCCATGACCGGGTTCTTCGCTCAGGTCGGGCCGATGGTGCAGGCCGTTCCGCAGTCGGGTCCGATGTTCGCCGCGATGATCAAGTTCGCCGCTCGCCGGTTTAGGGCAGGCCGCGAGCTTGAGGACATCATCGACACGACGCTTGACCAGATGACGGAAAAGCCGCCGCAAGCCGCTGCCGAGGCCGCTCCAGCGCCTGACACCACGCCGATCGTGGTTGCGCAGACCGAACAGCAGACGGAACAGATCAGGCAGCGGGGCGAGACTGAGCGGGCGATGATTGCAGCCCAGACCAAGGCGCAGGAAATGCCGCTGCGGGAGGCTGACCAGCGCATGAAGGCATTCGCCCTACAGGTTGACCCTCAACCGCAAGGAACCGCGTGATGTCGCAGCAGGGTTTGCGCCAAGCGAGCGTTCGCGCCGTCACTGGAACTACCAGCAGCTATGAGGGCGACTGGCACAAGCTGTTTGACGCCTCGTCTATCCCGGCCGGCGAGTTCAATGGCCGATTGCTGGCGTGGATCAACGCCAAGCTGACAGCGAGTTTCACCGAGTTGAACGGAGCCATGCAGGCCCTGGCCGCTGCAAACGGTGCTTGGGATTTCGGGTCAATGGGAACGTTTGACGCGGCGGTCCCGTAGCGCGGTCCTGAGGCTTATTGAGAGCGTCCTATTCTACAGCCTAAGACCGCTGGAGCCTCGCTATGACGTACATCGTCCATGAGTTCGACACCAACCCCAACGCCCAGAATGAGTTGCTCTGGCCCGCCGCCCGCGAGAGTTCGGGCCTTACGGCAGGTGCGAGCTACGACACCGCCGCGACCACGCGCGCCGTGGTGATCACGGCTGACGTGGATGGCCGGGTTAGTCTTGGGGGTGTCGCTGCGACGGTGGCGCATAATCCTGTGATTGCGCTGACTGAGAACATCTTCCTGTTCCCATCGCCGGCCGTGCGAACGCTGAAGTTCCTGTAGGCTCACGGTGGCTGATCTTACCTACGACCAGCTAAGCGCCACAGCGACCATTGGTGACGCTGATCTTCTGGCCGTCTATGTCACGGCTGACAGCCTGCTGAAAAAGATCGACTACGGAAGCTTCAAGACCGTCTTCGCGGGCTCGCTGGCGGGCACCTTTCTATCCGTCGCCAACAACTTGTCAGACGTGGCGAGCGCATCGAGCGCGCGGGCGAACCTGGGGCTAGGCACGGCGGCGGTTCTGGCGGTATCTGCGGTGTTCCAAGTCGCAAACAACCTCAGCGAGGTTGCCAACGCGGCGACGGCGCGGACCAATATCGGCGCGGCGGCGTCTGATGCGCCTACAATCACCAGCGGGATGACCCTCAGTGGGTCGTCAAAGGGTAACGTCCAGGCGATTGCCTCGACGTCTATTGACGTGAGCCTGGGTGAAGTTTTCACCAAATCAATCAGCTCTAACACGACCTTCACATTCACTGGGGCTGTGGCTTCGAAGTGGCAGGGGTTTTTGCTGAAGCTCACGATAAGCTCTGGAGCTGTTCCGACCTGGCCGACTTCTGTAGAGTGGAAGTCTGGCGTTGATCCAGTCTTCGGGAACGGTAAGAACTGGATCGGTTTTTGGACCGATGACGGCGGAACGACGTGGTATGGGTCCGTTGTCGGAAGAACCTTCTCATGAGCCTGATCCGGCTCATTGTGATGGGTGACGATAGTTTCGTGCCGAGTGAACTGACCGCCGTAAAAGCATGGTGGGATGTTGATTACGGCGTCACGAAGAACGGATCAAATCTAGTATCTTCGTGGGTGGACAGGATTGTCGGGGCTGATGCGGCGCAGGCGACTGATGCTGATAAGCCAACCTTCAAAGCTGCAGGGTCTGTAGATCCTTCGGTTCTTGGCGACCGCGCCTGCATCCAGCTTGGCAACTCGACAGCAACTTGGCTTCAAACGGCTTCGGCAGTTAGTGGCGTTCCCACTGGAACCGACGAGATGTGGCTGTTTAGTGTCGTTCACATCGTCAGCAGCGTCGGATTTGCGTCGATGGTTTTGGGCCTTGGTGGGGCCTCGCTTAGCATTGGCGTGACCGGAAGTTCAGCGCCGCCGGCTGGCAATTTTGCAGCTCTTCAAAGTGTGGGAGCTTTTAGCTTCAACAACGGGGAAAATATTCTCAGCGATAATGCCGTGATCGACGCCAAGTTCACCACTTCAGCCATATCTGGCCGCGTCAACGGGGCGGCGAGTGGTTCGGGGTCTGGGTTCACCACCAATGCTGCGGATATCCTGACAATTGGGGCTCGCCAATTCAACCCAAGCGGTGAATATCCCACTGGTTACATAGGTGATCAGATCGTGACTTCGGCGCTTACGAGCGTTGAGAGGGATAAGATAGAGGGATACCTTGCCTGGAAGTATGGCGCGGAAGGGTCGCTCCCCATCACGCACCCATACAGATATTCCGCGCCGTAATAGCGCGCTCCTGAGACGGGTTATGGTCGCTGCATACTGCGTGCATGGCGACCTTTGTCTATCGCAACGGCGAACTTATCGAAAAGCACCTTGCCGAACAGCAGGAGTGCAAACGATCGCCCCTTGGCGCTCCGATGGTCTTGACCGACACCATGAGCCCTATCCGCTCGATGGCTGACGGCAAGATGTACGACAGCAAGTCGGCCTACCGTAACGGGGTTCACGCCAAGGGTTGCCGGATCGTGGGGAACGATCGCCTCGACGCACCCTCGGCCACGCCTCTGCCCCGCGCCGGCCACGACATCAAAAAAGCCATTCAACAACTGTCAAGCTGAGGGACCAGCCATGACCGAACTGAGCCTGCGAGAACAACTGTCCGCCGCCTTTGCCGGTGGCGATGAGCCTGCGCCTGCCGCAGCCGCGCCAGAGCCGCCCGTAGTTGCCGAGGCCGCCACGGCTGAGCCTGAGGCCCAAGACCCTGCGGAAAAGCCCCTTGGCGCGCGTGATCGCGACGAGAGCGGCCGATTTGCCCCCAAGGCGGGTGAAGCCCCCGCCGAACCCATTTCCGAGCCCGCTACGGCGGCGGAAGCGAACCCTCCTTCCGAGGAGCCCATTCGCGTCCCGCCATCGTTGCCCGCAGCCCTGAAAGCCAAGTTCAAGGAACTGTCCCCGGAGTGGCGCGAAGCGTTCACGAAGCGGGATGAGGACGTGAACACGGCCAAGGCCCAGTGGGACACGAAAGCCGCGCGGCTCAACCGCCTGGACGAAATCATAGCGCCTCATAAGGACGCTTGGGCCGTGCAGGGACTGGATGACCACCAGGCCCTGACGCGACTGGTTGCTGCGGAGAAGGTCCTTCGCGAGACGCCAGCCCAAGGCATCCTCTATCTGGCGCAGTCGTATGGCGTGGATATCCGACAGCTTGTCGGGCAGGCAGGACAACCCACCACGGCCCCCGCGCCTCAAGTGGACCCGATGCTTCAGCAGGCTCTCGATCGTATCAAGACCTTTGAAGACACGTTGGCGCAGCAGACGCAAAGCCAAACCGACGCCCAGATGGCTTCGGCACAAGCTCAGATCAACGAGTTCGCATCCAAGCCTGAGAACATCTACTTCGACAACGTGAAGGATGATGTTGCCGAACGGCTTGGCTCCGGTAGGGCCAAAACCCTGCAGGAAGCCTACGAACAAGCTGTCTGGGCCTCGCCGGAAATCCGCCCCCTGCTCCTGCAGGAACAAACGGCGGCAGCGGCCAAGAAGGCAGCGGAAGACGCAGCGCGCGCGAAAGCCAAGGAAGCCAAGAACGCTTCAGGGTCTGTCACTGGATCTCCGACACCCGGCGCAGGCCCGGTGAACGCAGGTCCGCGCCCCTCCCTTCGCGAAGAGCTACTCGCGTCCGCCCAAGAGGCCGGCGTCAGGCTCTAGAAAGAGACACCCACCATGGCCAGTCCCGGCCTTACCGAAATCGTCACCACGACCCTGCGCAACCGTTCGGGCGTTGTCGCCGACAACATGTCCAAGAACAACGCGCTGCTCTATCGCATGAGCAAGCGCGGCAAGGTCAAGCCCGTCAGCGGCGGTCGCACGATCGTCCGTGAGTTGGCGTACCAGGAAAACTCAACCTATCAGCGTTATTCCGGCTATGAACTGCTGAACGTCTCGCCTTCGGACGTGATCTCGGCCGCTGAGTTCGACTGGAAGCAAGCCTCCGTGGCTGTGACCATGTCGGGCCTGGAGCAAGCCCAGAACAGCGGCGCGGACGCGATCATCGACCTGCTGGAAACGCGGATCGAAGTCGCCGAAAAGACCATGCAGAACAACCTGTCGCAAGACATGTATTCTGACGGCACCGCCTCTTCGGGCAAGCAGATCGGCGGCCTTCAACTGCTGGTGGCTGACACCCCGACCTCCGGCACCGTGGGGGGCATCAACCGCGCCTCCTACAGTTTCTGGCGCAACCAGTACTACAGCGGCGCCACTGACGGCGGCTCGGCTGTGTCGGCTACGAACATTCAGAAGTACATGAATGTTCTGTACCAGCGCACCGCCCGCCAGACCGACAAGGTCGATCTGATCATCGCTGATACGAACTACTACAACTTCTACCTGGCGAGCCTGCAGGCCATCCAGCGGATCACCTCCGACGAGATGGGTCAGGCCGGCTTCCAGAGCGTGAAGTACATGGGCGCTGACGTCGTGTTCGACGGCGGCATCGGCGGCGGTTGCCCGGCGAACCACATGTATATGCTTAACACGGATTATCTCTATTGGCAGCCGCACCGCGACCGAAACATGGTCCCGTTGGAGACTGTCAACTCCCTGAACCAAGACGCGATGGTCAAGCTCATCATCTTCATGGGCAACATGACCGCATCGAACCTGCAGCTTCAGGGCGTGCTGAAAGCCTGACGACGCCAAAGGGGGCGGCAATCACGCCGTCCCCAACCCTCGATAAAAGGAGGCCCCCGTGGCTTCGACTTCTTCGGTCGTCTTTGCGACCACCCCCGTCCTTGGCGTCGATCTGGATGCCAAGTCCTCGGCCCAAGCCTTCAAGCTGCTGACCGCTGTGGATGCGACCGATGGTCGCCGTCACATCTACGTCCGCGCCTCGGAAGCTCTGGGTTCGGCTGACACTATCAAGATCGGTGCGGCTGGCTCGGCTTCGTCGGACTCCGGTTCGGCTGGCTGGTCGGTTGACACCACCGGCGGCGTTGCTGTCGGCCAAGCCTTCTGGGCCAAGCGCACCGCCATCAACTAAGGCGGAACGACCCCAAACAGACGGGAAGGGCGGCTCTCACGGGTCGCCCTTTTTCGCGCGCGCTCCTGAGACGGTCTGTGGCGGGGTGATGATGCTTCCTCAATAGCAGCTTGGGGAAGCGGCAATGGATAGTGCAGATCTTGGGCCTGCGATGGCCCTTTCAGGTGCGTCAGACGAGGGGTCTCGCAAGGCGCTTAAGGCTATGTCGGCCGTCGCTTATGGCGTGGAAAGCAAGCTACGCGCCCAAGCCGCAGGTTTTCCCGAGCCGCAGGCGCTGTCTGTCATGAATATCGCGGCCGGCTGGCGCATCTTCGCGGACGACCTGAAGGAGGCGGCTCGATGACTGCCCCCTTCGACCCCGAAACCCTCGTTACCGAAGTGGCCCTAGCCATGTTCGCGGCCGAGGACACGCCAGAGACCTCTAGGGCCGTCTGGAACGCCTATAGCGCCGATGAGCAAGCCGGAATGCTGGACATGGCCCGAACGGCTATCCGAGCCTTCTCACAAGGCATCGCCAAGCACGGTGTCAAGCTCCTCCCGCCAAACGCCATGCCGCGCCCGACGACGGCGCAGGAGGCGGGGCTAATGATGGGTGCGGCCAAGCAGTTCTTCGAAGGCCAGCAGCGCAAGCAGAAGCTGGTCGGCACGCCGGGGCTGATCTTGCCGGGGCGGATGCAATGAGCGCGCCCTTGGACCGTGAACAGCGCTTGGAGGTCTTGGTTCAGGCCTCTGGCTCACCGGGCAACTATGAGGCGTACATCGCCGCTGGCGCGGCCCTGCATGGGCTTGCCAAGCGATACCCTGAGTTCCTCGGGATGGATGTCGCGGACATCTACAAGGCCATAACCCAGCGTCTAGAGACGGCTATACGTGCCAGCATCGCGGATGTTGCGCCGTGATCCGTTTTGTTTGTGTCCGCGTCGGCCCGCGCTACCCGGCAGAATATGTCGCAATCCTGGCCGACATGATCGCCCGCAACGCCTGCAACCTCGATGAGTTCACCATTGAGGCCATCACGGACGCGCCTGACGAGCTTCCCGAGGGGGTCGGCTACATCCCCGCCGATCCGTCCATTCCGCCTAGCTGGTGGGCCAAGGTGCAATTGTTCTCCCCGGCCATGCCGTGGGATGAAGGCGACCGGATCATCTACTTCGACCTTGACGTCTGTATTACGGGCCGTCTGGAGGATCTGACCGAACGCAAGGGCATCATCAAGGATTTCAACTGGCCCACCTACAATTCGTCGGTCATGGTTTGGGATCACGGCGAACACCGCGAGGCGTGGGACCGCTTCACGCCAGAGGTGATGACCGCGCCGGGCTCTATCGTTCCGCCTCATGCCCTGCCATCAGGAACGCCCAACGGCGGCGATCAGGAGTGGCTGACCCAGATCGGCGGGTGGGACTACCTGCCCGAAGAGTGGTGCGTCTCCTATCGCAGTTCGGCGACCATCTGGCCCCCAGCCGGGTCTAAGGCGGTCATCTTCCATGGCGAGCCCAAGCCTCCCGAGGTGAAGGATGGCTGGGTCCCTGACGTCTGGAAGATCGGCGGCTTTACGGCCATTCCAGAACTGTCTGGCGTCAACGTCAGTCACGACGCGATTTATGACAACGTGCGCGCCAATGTGCAGCGCGATCTGCCGTGGTTCACCGGCTTTGGCCCGGTCAAGAAGATCGCGGTTCTGGTCGGCGGCGCACCGTCGATGCGGGACAACGTGGCCCAGATCAAGGCGCACAAGGCGCGCGGGGCTAGCATCGTCAGCGTCAACAATGCGTGGCGGTTTCTGGTTGAGAACGGGATCACGCCTGATGCTCATGTGATGCTGGACGCGAGAGCGGAAAACGCCGCGTTCGTCGATGGCGCACCCGAAACGACCCGCTACTTCATCGCCAGCCAGTGTCATCCGTCCGTATTCGACGCGCTGGACGGTAAGGATGTGGTCCTGTGGCACAACGGTTTCGGCGACAACGAAGTCTTGCGGGAAATCCTGCAGCCTTGGTGGGAAGGTCCGAACGCTCGTCCGTGCATCCTTGTGCCCGGTGGCGGGACCGTGGGGCTTCGCGCGCTCTGGCTGTTGGCCCTGTCTGGCTTCAAGACGGTCCACGTCTATGGTCTCGATAGTTCCTACGACGGCGACCAGCATCATGCCTACGCCCAGCCGCTGAACGATGCAGAACAGCGCATCAGCGTCCAGATGCGCGACAAGGTGTATTTCTGCGCCCGGTGGATGATCCGGCAGGCGAATGAATTTCGTTGGCACTGGACTGATCTGGAGCGCGAGGGTGTCCGCCTTTTCGTTCATGGCCGTGGGCTCTTGCCCGACATCGCCAAGACCCTGCGGAGCGCGTCATGATCGCTCAACAGGACGGGATTTGGTGGCCCGAAGGCGAAATCAGCGGTCGGCACGTCATCATCCGAGACGTTGATGAGGCCGTTCGCAAGCTCCTAACCCACGTTCCCGGACGCGAGCTGATCATACAGGCTGGCGCGAATGTCGGGGTCTATCCCCTCGCTCTGGCCGATCATTTCCAGCGCGTGGTGACGGCTGAACCAGACCCAGTGAACTTCGACTGCCTGTCGCGCAATCTGGACGCTCGCGACAGCCTAAACCGCGTCGTGCCGTTCCAAGTGGCTTTCGGCGAGTGCGTGGATAGCTGCAAGGTGATTGAGGTCAGCACGGGCAATTGCGGCGCGCACCGTATCGAGCTTGGCGGGACAATCCCGGTTCTTAACATCGACGCGCTGGCATTTACGGCCTGCGACGCGATCTGGCTGGACATCGAGGGCTCGGAATTGGCGGCGCTCAAGGGCGCGCTCAAGACCATCGAGACCTTCTCTCCCGTGATCTGCGTCGAGGACAAGGGCCTTGGCGCACAGTTCTTCAACACCCCCCCGAACGCCCTGCAGGAGTTCCTTGCCGGGCTTGGCTATCAGGAGGTCGATCGTATCGGCCTCGATAAGGTTTTCAGGAGACAACCATGACCGACGCGACCCCAGACTTTTCCGTCCCGACCCCGAACGGCCACGACAGCGCCATCCCTGAGTTTCGCATGCAGCCGGTGAAGAACGGCTTCAAGAGCGAGGCCAAGGGTACGCCGGTTTACGAGGACAAGGAGTTCGTCCTGATCCGCGTCCCCGGCGACCGCAAGACCGAATGGGATGGTGAGGTGACGGACGAACACCGCGCCCGCTGGCCCCGCCACTATGCCGCGTGGAAGGCCAATCAGGAAGCCCCAACCGAGGGCACGCCCTTGAGCGAATGGGCCGCTATCGGCCGCTCTCAGGTGGAAGAACTGCGCTTCGCCAACGTCAAGACGGTGGAGCAGCTGGCCGCGCTTCCCGACGATGCGCTGACCCGTTCGGTATCGATGGGCGGGTTCGAACTTCGCCAGCGCGCCATTCGACATCTGCAGGCTGTTCAAGGCAACGCCCCGATGGAGGCGCTCGCCGCTGAGAACGCTGCGCAGCGTGAGAAGATCGACGCCATGGAAAAGAACCAGGCTGATCTGTCGGCTCGTCTTGATGCTCTGCTGGCCCAGAATGCGGGTGCGGCGCGATGACCGGCCTTGAGCGCAACGCCCGGCCCATCCCTGGCCCGCGTTTCGAGCGCGTGGACGGCGAGGTGCTGTTCACGTTCGTGATCGACGGTGGGAGCATCATCGGCCCGCGCCCCGCGACCGATCTGGACCGTGAGAACCACGTTGGAGCATGGCGTGAGTTCCAACTGTCCGATGTGGCGCCAGAGCCGGTTGCGCCCGAACCCGAACCGGTGGCGGAAGTCATCATTCCGCCCGATCTGGACGGCGACGGCAAGCCGGGTGGCTCGCTCCCGAAATCCGAGGCCGATAAAGCCAAGGATGCGGCCGAGCGCGCCGAACTGATGAAGCAACTCGACGACCTGAAGGCGGACTATGACAAGCGCTGGGGTGTCGTGAAGCTCACCGCTGCGCTGGAAGCCGCCACCGCTCCAAAGGCTGACTGACCATGACCGTTCTGTCGATCATCTCTGACGTCTGCGACCGCATCGGTTTGACGCGGCCGAGCGTTGTCGTGACTTCGACAGACCAGCAGGTGAGGCAGCTATTCTCGCTCTTGAACAAAGCCGGCCTGAAGCTGGCGCAGGAGGGCGACTGGCAGGCCCTGACGGCTGAGTGGCTGTTCCTGACCACGGCGACGGCGGTCCAGACCAACACACCCATCCCGCCCGATCTGGACCGTTTTATCGACGATAGCTTTTTCAACCGCACGCAAATGCGGAAGATAATCGGCCCGATCACGCCGCAGGAATGGCAGCAGATCCAGACCTTCCCGGCCTATAACCGGATTTATCTGGCCTTCCGCGAGCGTGGTGGCGAGGTTCTGATCACGCCGACGCCACCGGCTTCTGACGAGATCGCTTACGAGTACGTCAGCAAGAACTGGGCGCAGTCGTCGGCCGGTCAGGGCAAGCCCGCGTTCACGTCGGACGACGACGGGACCTATCTGGATGAGGAGCTGCTGAAGCTCGGCCTTCAGTGGATGTGGAAGCACGCCAAGGGTCTGAGCTACGCGGAGGATTTTGAGGACTATCAGCGCGACGTCGCCAAGTCTCTCGGCCGCGACGGCGGGGCTCGCGCCCTCAACATCACCGGCCGCGACCCGAACGCCAATTTCCTGGGCGTGAATATCCCTGACGGCGGGTTTGGCCTCTGATGGACATTCTCCTTCCCATCGCTCAAAGCCCAGAGCAGCGCAGGCAGTCGCTGCTGACCTATCTGCAGGCGCTGGACGCTCGCGCGCCGCTCTCAGGTGTGGGTGATCCTGAGGGCGTTGTGGTGGCTGACATCGGCACGATCTACACGCGGTCGGATGGCGGGGTAGGAACGACGTTTTACGTCAAAGAGGCCGATGACGGGCTTGACACCGGTTGGGCTGCTAAATGAGGCGCGCGGTTGCTCAACGCGCAACGCGTAGCCAAGTCGCGGTTTCTCGCACGGTTCCGGCTCCTGTCGGCGGGTGGGACACCGAAAGCCCTCTGGCGAACATGCCAAAGCAGAACGCGATTATCCTGGACAACTGGATACCGCGTGCGGCCTCGATTGAAATTCGTCGGGGTTCGACCCAGCACGTCACCGGGACGGGTCAAGTTGAGTCCATGATCGCGTGGCGTGGCGATGCGAACGGGGACAAGCTTTTCGCCTGTTCCGGGGCGTTCATCTACGACGTCACGACGGCCGGCGCTCTGACGTCGGCGGTTCACTCAAGCGCCCTGTCTGCCCGCTGGCAATCAACCAACTTCGCCAACGATGCGGGGGCCTTTGCCATCTGCGTCAATGGCTTCGATATACCGCTCTATTACAACGGTACCTCGTTTGCGAACCTGACGATCACGGGGACGGCGGCGGGTGGATCGATCACGTTGGTCCCATCCAACCTCAATCGCGTGATGGCCCACAAGCGCCGGCTGTTCTTCATCGAGAAGGGCACGATGTTTGTCTGGTACCTGGCCGTGGTCGCCATTCAGGGCGCTGCGAGCCTACTGGACCTTGGCCCTATCTTCCCCAAGGGCGGGCAACTGGTAGCGCAAGGAACGTGGTCCCTCGATGCTGGTCAGGGCATGGACGACATGGCGGTTTTCGTCACGTCTGAGGGCCAGTTGGCGGTGTGGCAGGGTATTGATCCGTCCGACGCGAACAACTGGTCTCTGGTGGGTGTCTATGACATCGCCCGGCCTGTCGGGGATAACTGCCTGATCAAATGGGGCTCTGACCTCGCTGTGATCACCGAGGACGGGGTTATTCCGCTCTCGCAGGCCCTGAACAAGAACCGCGAGGAAGCTAAGAAGATCGCCATCACGGCCAAGATCGCCACGGCCTTTGCCAAGTCGGCAGGGGACTACGGCTCGTTCTATGGTTGGTCGGGCACGCTCTATTCGGGGCGCGGGTCTCTGGCGATCTTCAACATCCCGACCGCTGAGTTTTCCACGGCGGTGCAATATGTCCAATCCATCCAGACCGGTGCGTGGTGCAGGTTCACGGGCCTGAACGCCTTCTGTTGGGAAGTGGCGAACAACGCCATCTATTACGGCGCGTCCGATGGCGTCTATCAGTGGGACCTTGGGGCATCAGACAACGGCGAGACCATCATTGCTGATGTGAAACCGGCCTTCTCAAGCTTCGGATCTGCGACGCAAAAGCAGTTCACCATGATCAGGCCACTGATCAAGTCCCCGGCCTCCATTCGCCCGGCGCTGGAAATCCTGACGGACTACCGCGAGGCCATTCCGACCGCAGTTCCGACCGTCATTGTGCCGTCTGACGTGTCGGTCGCTGACATGGATGGCATTCGCTACGACTGGACCGGCGCGACGGGTGTTGGCTACGTCGGAACCCCCCGGATGCGGGTTGTGATCCAGGGCTCGGAAGACGTTGACCGGGTTGCTGTTGATCCGACTGGCGATCTGGTAATTACCGAGGTCGCAGGCGATTACCTGATTACGCGCCCGAACCTTCCCCTCGACGTCGATGTTGAGCTGATCGGCTTTGACCTGATGTTCCTTCCGGGAGGCCAACTATGAGGCTCGTATTTGGTCACGATGCACTGGTGTCCAGTTGGGCGGCAAGTCGTATTCCCCACGTCGAGACGGCGGACAACTTCGGCCCCATGACCGCGATCGGTGTGATGGATGACGATGGAAAGCTAGGAGCCGCAGCCGTCTATCACGGCTATCAGGAGCGGTTTCGGGGGATCGAAATATCGTTCGCCTGCGACCATCCAAGGTACCTGTCAAGGGCCATCATAAGCGGGCTCCTGAGGTATCCTTTGGTGCAGTTATCCTGTCATCGAGTAACAGCCGCGACACCGCGTAAGGCGACCAGCACTCGGCAGTTTCTGGAAAAGCTCGGCTTTCGTCGAGAGGGCGTGATGCGCCGTGGTTTCGGGAATGATGATGCGGTCGTTTATGGTCTCCTCGCAAAAGAATGGGCTCGCAGCCCGTTCAACCTTGACCGCCGCAGAGACGTTCCTCCGCTACGTGTGGGGAGTCTGAGGCATGGCGAAAAAGGGCAGCAGCAGCCAACCGGCAGCGCCTGATCCGACCGTTGTTGCTGGCGCTCAGTCGGCGGCAAATATCGCTTCGGCTGAAGCGCAGCAAAAGCTGAACATGATCGGCTCGACCGGCCCAACGGGGACGGTGGGTTATCGCGCTGATCCGACCCAGCCGGGTGGCTACACCCAATACACCCAGCTTTCGCAGCCGGAACAGCAAACCTATGACCTGTCAAAGGGTGCGCAGAATCAGGCGCTGACCTTGGCCGGGACGCAGCTTGGCCGGGTTGGCGATGCTCTCGGCCAGCCGCTCAACACCGATGGCCTTCCGGCTCTACAGGGGTCGTATCAAGCCCAGCAGGCGCAGGGTGGGGCTATCCAAAACAGCTTCAATCCCGGTCAGCCCCTGCAATACAGCTTCGACCAAGGTCAGGCGGTGCAAGGCCAGATCGGCGGGGATTTGGAGGCAGCGCGGCGAGAAGCCCAGAACGCGACCTATGGTCAGGCGACCTCGCGCCTTGACCCGCAATGGTCGCGGGCCAGTGATCAGCTCGACACCAAGCTTGCCAATCAGGGCTTGGGAGCCAACTCGACCGCCTACGCCGCGCAACAGGATATGTTCGGGCAGGCGAAGAACGACGCCTATAATCAGGCGCAATATTCGTCGATCGCGGCCGGTAACGACGCGGCCCAGCAGCAGTTTGCAAGGCAACAGGCGCAAGGCCAGTTCGCCAACGAAGCGGCTGGTCAGCAGTACGTCCAGAACCAGGGCGCGGCGGCATTCAACAACGCCACCTCTGGTCAGGACTACACCCAGAACCAAGGCATGGCGCAGTTCGCCAACGACGCCCAAAATCAGGGCTTCTCACAGAGTCTCGCCAATGCTCAGATGCAGAACCAGAACGCGCAAGCTCAAGCGCAACTGGCGAACACGGCCCGCAATCAGGGCCTGCAAGAGCGCGCCTACGTCCAGAACCAGCCGCTCAATCAGTTCAACTCGCTGATGTCGTCGGGTCAAGTCGCCATGCCGGAGGGTATCCAATACACCCCGTCGCAGGTTGGTCAGACGGACGTGACGGGGGCCTATGCGCTGCAGTCGCAGGCTCAACAGGCGGCGGCGAACCGCGCAGCCCAGCAGCAGTCTGGTCTGGCGAGCGGCCTATTCTCGCTCGGCTCTGCGGCGATCATGGCGTCCGATGTCCGGGTCAAGAAGAACATTCGCCGTGTTGGCACGCTGAAGCCGGGGATCGGCCTCTATTCGTATGAGTACGTCTGGGGTGGTGGGTCGCGGGTTGGTGTCCTCGCGCAAGAGGTTGCGGCTGTTAATCCGGCCGCGATCATTGATGCTGGCGGCATGATGGCAGTCAACTACGGGGCGCTCTAAATGGCCGCGTCCGCCGTTCCAAACAACATTGCCGCCGCGCTTCGGTATGGGCCGCAAACCCAGACGTCGCTGCGCCGCTCGCAGTATTTGACGGATGCCCTTCGCCAGATGAACGCATCGGGCGGCGAGAACATCCGCTCGGGCGGCGAACTTGCGGCCAAACTGCTTGCGACCGCCATCCTGCAGCGCGGAGCAAACAAGGCTGAAGACCGGGCGATCTCGGCTCTGAAGACCGATCAGGACAACGAGAACGCCTCGCTGATCGCGGCCCTGCGGCCCCCCAAGCCGCCTGAACCGGCCGCGCCTGTCGTTCCGGCCATTCCGCAACCTCCTGCGCCGCCTCCGGTTCAGCCGCAAGCGGCGCTTCCGAGCGTGCAGCCGCAGCAACAAGCTCAAGCTCCCGGTGGAATTGACCCGATCTGGAATGCGGCCATCCAGCAGGAGTCGGGCGGGCGACCTGGCGTTCTGGGGCCGCAAACGCAGTATGGCCGGGCGCATGGCTTGACCCAGATGCTGCCCGATACTGCGCAAGCCATGGCTCAAAAGCTTGGCCTGCCGTGGAACCCGCAACTGATGACGGCGACGACCCCGGAGGCTGCGGCCTATCAGGAAAAGCTCGGCAGGGCCTATTTCGATGAGGGCCTGCAGAAGTACGGCGGAGACCCTGAGAAAGCGCTTGCCTACTATCACGGTGGCCCGAATGAGGCGCTCTGGGGTCCGAAGACCCGCGCTCATGTTCAGGCCGTCATGGGCCGTGTCCAGCCCCAACAAATGGCCGGAGCGCAAGATCAGGCGACGATGCTTGGCGGCCAAGGCGCACCGCCTGACCAGATGGCCCAAGCGGCCCAACCTTCTGCCCCCGCTGGTCCCTCCGGGGGTGGAGCGGCGCCCGCTGTGGCAAGTCCTCCCCAAGCCGCCGCAGCGGGCGCTAACGCATGGCCGACGTGGAAGCCTACCAATCAGCAGGTTGATTGGGTTGAGGGTCTGTTGAACAACCCGCGCACGCGTGAGCAAGGCGTTGCCGAAGCTCGCAAGATGCAAGCCAAGATGGCGGAACCGGCTCCGGCGAAGATCGTCGATATGAACGGCGTGCAGTTCTACGTCTCGGAAGTGCCGGGGCAGGGTGGCCAGCCGGTCATGATCCCGGTTCCGCAGGAGGCGATGACGCAGACCATGACGGCGCAGCAGAGCGGTCTGCCGTCTGCGCCGCAGGGTGCCTATGTCCAGCGCGACCCCTACGGTAACCTCAAGGAAGCCCCGTTTGCGCCTCCGCAGGGCTACAACGCTGGGCCGAACGGCTATTCGCCTATCGCTGGCGGTCCTGCCGATCCGACGCGCGTCCAAGCGCCTCCGGCTGGCTACCAGCTTTCCGCCGGTCAAGGTGGTCAGCCGCAGTATCAGGCCATTCAAGGCGGTCCGGTCGATCCTCGCAGCCCGAAGGCTATCATCGAGGGCACGGCAAGCCTTCGCGGGGAACTGCAGACCATGCTGCAGGATGCGACGAAACTGCGTCGCAACTATGAGACCGTCAACACCGGCTACAGCCAGCAGAACGGCGCGGGTGACATCGCGATCATCAACGGCCTGCAGCGCATGATTGACGAAGGCGTCGTGCGCGAAGGCGACGTGGCGCTGCAACTGAAGGCCAACGGCGTCGAAGGCACGCTGGGCGGCTGGCTGGGCTACGCGCAGTCCAAGGGACAGTTCACCCCGGAAATCCGGTCCAAGATCAAGCAGACCGCCGATAGCCTCTATCGCAGCATGAACGACGTTTATGGCCAGCGCGTGCAGGGTTACAAGTCGATCTCTGAGAAGTCTTACGGACCAGGCGCATTTGAGTACGTCCTGCCGTCCGAAACGGCCGATGCGTTCGGCTGGAATGGTAAGCCGCAGGGTGTCAATCAGCCGCCGCCGCCTAATCCCGCCGCTGTCGCTGGACCGGCCGGGAGCCGTGCCGCCGCTATCGCCGAAGCCCGCAGGCGCGGCCTGCCTATTCCTCCGGGGATGCAATGACCGATCAAGATTATTCGAAGCTCTCTGACGCGGAGCTGATGGCACTGATCGGACAGCCGGAACAACCCGTCGCGCGGTCGTCTCAACAGGCTCCGATGGGTCCCGCAGCCGACGCGCCGCAGATCCAACAGCCGCAAGCGCCCATTCCGGTGCAGGCCCAGCCGTTGCCGGATATCTCTCAGCCCCGCCCCGAACCGAAGGGCGCTCCGACCTTTGAGGATTTCGCTCAAGGGGTAGACAATCGGGTCGGTGCTATGGCGCGCGGCGTGCCGATCCTTGGCGCTCTGGCGGATGAAGGCAACGCGGCCCTGGCAGCGGGTATCTCCCCGGCCCTGGAGCCCATGCTGCGCAATGCGCCCAAGCTGGCGCAGGTGCTGATGGGCTATGACCCCCGCAAGGAAATCAGCGGAGCAGGAGACTTTGGCGACCGCTTCGATGCGGCCATGAACCTGCAGCGTTTTCGCGATGACCAGTTCGACGCGGCTAACCCCACGGAGTCGAAGGTTCTGCAGGGCATTGGAACGGTTGGTGGCTCGATCGCGGCCATTCCCGCCCTAGCCGCAGGTTCGGCTGCGCTTCCCGTTGAGGCTGGTCTGATCCCGCGCATGGCAGTCGGCGCTCTTGAAGGCGCGGGTGTCGGTGGGGCGCAGGGCTATGCGTCGGGTGACGGTGGAGTTTCCGACCCTTCTCGGCTCCAGGGAGCTATGCAGGGCGGCCTTGTCGGCGCGGCTGCTGGTGCAGCGGCCCCTGCGGCTCTAGCTGGCGTTGGCGCGGTCTGGAAAGGCACGGGCGGCAAGGTCGTGGACATGGTTCGCGGCGCTCGTAAGCCTGTGTCGGTTCCGAAGACCGAAGCGGAGGCCTTGGCGCAGGCGCTGAAGGGAACTGCAGACGTACCTGCCACACCTGGCGCCGCTCCTCTTGATCTGGCTGAAATCCTCGCATCCCGCCAACAGGTCCCGGTGACGAGCGTTCCGGCCAGCGCGGAAGACGACGCCTATCTGCGCATTGCTCGCAGCATGGCCCGCCAACGTCAGACGCCAGAGCAACTTGGCGAAGTGGTTTCAGGCCTTGGCCCTCGCGGCATGGTGGCCGACAGCGGCGACGCCATGCGCAACCTTCTGAAGGACGCCACGAACCGGCCGTCCGGTGCAGAGGATATCGCCCGCAAGGCCCTCAACCTTCGTCAGCAAGGCCAGCTTGAAGGCGGGGAGTTCACCATTCGCCCGTCGTCTGGCCGGATCATGGATCAAGCCGCTGAAGGCTTGGGTGTGCCCGGAAAGCAGTATTACGACGAGATCGACACCCAGCTAGCGGCCCGAAAGGCTGCGGCTGATCCCGCCTATGCCAAGATGCGTGAAGCCGCTCCGGTTGACGCTAGGGAGCTGAACGCCTTCTCGGCCGCGCCGATCTTTAAGGATGCGTACAACCGCGCCAAGGCGATTAGCGAAAAGGAGTTCGTCACCGTTCCTGGCGTTGAAGGGGAAGTGATCATGCCCCTGCCTGACAAGGTTCCCGACTTCCTGGACTGGCGCACGCTGGACCTGATGAAGCAGGGTCTGGACGATCTGGTCAAAGAGGCCAAGGTCGAAGGCATCGGGGCCAACAGCCAAGGTGCGACGAAGGGTTTTCTCAAGCGCTTCGTGAACCGCCTCGACGAGTTGAACCCTGACTACAAGGTCGCCCGTGAAGCGTTCGCCGGCCCAACTGCCATGAAGGACGCTGTTGAGGCGGGGCGCTCGGTGTTCTCGGAAGACGCTCCTGTCGTCTCCAAGGCCATCGCGGACCTGACTGAGAGCGAGCGGGAAATGTACCGCGTCGGCGCGCTGCAGGGCCTCAAGGACAAGCTCGGCAACACCGACGTGACCTATGACGCGGCTCGCAAGGCGGGTATCCTCAAGCCCAACCAACTTGAACTGTTCAAGGAGCTGTTCCCCAGCCGCGAGAAGTTCGCAGAGTTCGCCGACATGCTGGTCAAGGAGCAGACGATGTTCCAGACCAAGGGCGCGGTTCTCGGCAACTCCACGACGGCGAAACAGCTTCTGCAGGCTGCGGACAATGATGAAAGTCCGGTCGAAACGCTCATTCAGGGCGGGGTAGACGCCAAGACCGGCAACGTCATGGGCTTGGTCCGCGCTCTAGGCCGCATCGGTGGCCCGTCGAAGATGAGCGAGCCCACTTCTGAGGCTCTCGCGTCGATCCTGACCAACATGGATCAGGCCGGATTGCCGAAGGTCATTGAGCGCCTGACCGAAGCGCAAAAGCGCCAGCTATTGGCCGAAACGCTACGCGGCGGAACCGCGACGGCGGCTCAGTCTGGGGCTGTAAACGCCACTCAGGGCAACAGGTAGTCGGCAACCCTATAGGCCACGGTGACGGCGAAGGCTGTCAGCGGGAACAGTAGGATGATCGCGAGGAACAACTGCCACCGCGTAAGGCGGGGCGGTCTGTACCAAAGGCTGCGGCCCTTGCGATCCTGGCGGCCGGTGAAGATCCATTCCCGGCGCACGGGATGGGAGTCTCCCGGCCGAATTGGTCCGTCAATGACCTCAAATTCAGCGTCGGTGATCGGCGGCGGTTTTGTCATGAACGCCCATCATATCGCATCTGCGCTCAACCCCCAAGCGCGCGCCTGAGGCCTTCTCGCAGCGCCTTATCCTGATGGTACGAAGCATCCGCCTGTTGGCGGTCTGGAGTGCCACGGCGCATGAGGATTTCCCGCGATAGAGGCTTGGCGGCTTACGCCTACACCATGTTGGACTTGGGTGTCGCCGCTGCGATGACCCGCTCTCGCGATCGTTGGGCTCGCCGTCTTGCCGCTGCCACCCTCTCTAAGGGTGGGGGGGCTCCAGCAGGCGCCCTCGGCAACAAAGCCGCATCGGCGGTTCTGACCAACAAGTCCGGCTCCATTATCCTGACCCGAAAGGCGGCCTAACATGGCGGTCCCAACGTATATTGCCGACTATTTGACCGACCTCACCAGCACAGAGCGCGCAGAGGTGGCGACTGCATTTTCCGATGTGGTCGCCTCTCATGTCGGAACGACGATCCTCTATGACGACTTCCTAGGCACGGTAGCGGCAATTGGCGGCCGTGTGCCGGATTTCGGGCCGGCATGGAGCGTCACGGGCTCTGGGGCGGCAAACGTCGAAGCCGGTGGCGGGGAAATGTATACGACCGGAAGCAGCACTTACTACGCTGTTTCCGCAATGCCGCAACAGCCGGTAGAGATCGGTTGTCTGTTTACAATGACAGACGTTTGGATTGCGATGAACCTTGGAGGCACCTTTTCCTCGGGCAAGCAATTGGTGATCCAAGTCACGCCAAGTCGATCCGCAACGACCCACAACGTATTCTATACCACACAGGCCGGTGACACGGATCTTGCTGGCGCTGCGACCAGCTTTGCGGCGGCGATCAATGCCAACGCCAACATGATCGCTAACGGCATTACCGCGACGGCGAATGGAACGAGAATTGAGCTTAGGGCGACGGAGTGTCCGTATATCGCAGGTACCTCCGCACCTTTTCCAATGTCTTCGTCTACGCTGTCCTCGGGCTCCCCGACGCTTTCCTCTTACGTGACAGGCGGAAATTTCCTGAACGGCATGGTTCACCTTACCACGACCGTGAACGGTAGCTTGGACTGGAAGATCTACATCCTCGGCAACACGGCGATGACAAACATGACCGCAACTTCCATTGCGGGCCTGAAGGCGAATACGGATTATATTTATCGCTGCGTCATCCAGCCGCCGAACGTGTCCGGGACGCTCTCTATTGCGGGTGGCCCCACGATCGCAACCGCCTTCGGAAGCGACGACAGGGTTACGACCTTGGCCGGAAATACATCGTTTTGGGAGGGCAACACCAGCTCTCTCAGGTTCAAAAAAGTGTGGGCGACGAAGGTGGCTAACCAAATCACCGGGTGACGTTTCTGAATATCGTTACTTGTTTTGTTGAGGTTTTTAATAGCATGAAGTATTTTGCAATCACGACAATTGCAATAATTGCAGGTATTTTCGCGCTTGCAATATTTGAAATGTCGGCAAAGGCTGATGCCGAGAAAGCGCTATACGACGCTGGGTTCAGGCCTACCGAAATCCGGCTTTTGACTGCTCCAGTCTGCATGAGGAACCGCTTTGGGTATGAGTTCCGTCAGGGAAGAATTCGCGGGAAAGTATGTGCTGGTGGTCTGATGCGGCCGGCGATTACGGTTTACTGACGGTACCACCACGCCAATCATTTCGGAGAAGAACCATGTTTCTGGCCCTTGCTATAGTCACTGCCGTCGTTGTTGCCGCCAATGCAGTTTTGGCCGTGCGCTGGTGGTCAAAAGACCGCAGTCGGGCATGGGATAAGTTAGGACTGGCGACGGCTTCTCTGCTGCTGTTCGCCGACTCCATAGCCAGGAACTTCGGGATCTAGACCCCCATCACCCCTACATATTCGGATGGTGTGACCTAACCGGCTCTGAGGCTGCGCTAACAGCCCCAGAGCCTTCCGCCCAATGACCGAGCGGAGCCTCGCGAGGCCCGCGCATCAACGGTCAAGGTTTTGAACGAGTCAACCAGGAGATAAGGCAATGACCGCCTTGAACACCGATCTGAACGCGATGAAGGCCAAGCTGAAGGAGGTCGAACGCCTCCAGAAGCTGACCCGTGGACTGGCGCGCGAAACGCTGGACGCCTGCAAGCAATTGGGCGCGGAACTGGCTGAGTTCCACGCTGGCGCTGCGGCTATGATCGTCAAGCACGGACCGGACGCCGGCTTGAGCGAAGGGCAGATCCAGCCGCTTTCCGGCGGTGAAGATAAGCCGCCGGCCTAAGTCGATGGGGTTCCCGTCGCAGCTCCTCGCAATCCTCCAGGGTCCGGCCGTCCTCATTCTTCTATGGGTGTGCGCCTTGGCTCTGGTCTTCACGATGGCTTTGCGGAAAGTCGATCCGAACGCGCCGATCATGTGCGGTGTTCTCGTCGGGCTCTGGTTCGTCGAGATCTGCGCCAAAGCGTATTTCGGAGAGACTTTCCGCGCCATGCTCCCGGTCACCGACATGGTGGCGGCTGGGGTCGCCGTGTCGCTTGGCTTCCGAAAGCCTTCAGACTGGCTGATGGGCGTCTACGTGACGCTTGCCATATCGTGCGGCCTTCACGTGTTCTGGCAGTGGGGGGGCGGCGCGAACGTCCTCACAAAATGGGAATATATCCTACTTCTCAACGCCCTGTTTGTCATGCGCTTGGCCTGTATCCTCACTCCGGGAGTGGCTTATGTCGGCAAAGTGGTTGGCGCTCATCTGCTTGGTGATCGTCATCGGCCTTCCCTTGTTCTGGCGCGTAGGGAGGACAGGGGATGGAAGCGGTAAGCCACACCCAAATCCTCGACGCTCTCAACGGTCTGATCCGCACAATCGGGGATGAAGAACACAACGAAAGCGGCCGGCTCAAATCAACAGGCTTGTTTGCGCGGGTGAAGTCAGTCGAGGACGCCATCGACGTCATCAAGCGGGAGAGGGACCGGTGGAAGCGCGATATCGTCGTTGCTACCGCTGTCATCGTCGCGGTGTTCGGGTTCATCGCCTGGCTGGAGGCTGATCGCATTGACCACGTGCGGAAAGTCATCACGACGCCAGCAGTTGCGGAGGCGAAAACGTGAGCTGGCTTCGCCGCCGCATCGGGCCTCCCAAGCCAAATCCCATCGCCATGATCTGGACGGCCATGATGAAGGCGGGCTCGATCCGCCAGTGGGCCATGATCTTGGGCGCCATTCCCATGACCATCGTGGTGGGGGTCATCATCTACATCGTCAAGGACAAGTCGTGGGGCCAGCCGGTCCTGCAACTGAACATCCTCGCCAACCTTGGCTACGGCCCGCTGATCATCATTGCCATCATCTTCGCGGCGCTAACCGGAACGTCGATCGCGGCGAACGTCGGGAAGGGCGGAGCGGGTATCTCGCTCAAGCAGGATGACGACGAAGAGCCCAAGCCATCCACCACAGTTCAAACGACCGTCACGGTAACGCCTGAGGTGAAGACATGACCTGGAAGTACGATCAAAGCTCCGGCGAGCTGACCCGCGACGGCAAGTTCGTCTCGCGCGGCTACAGCGGCAATGGGCGCGGGAAGAATAATCCGGCGCTTGAGGGCGTGCGCGGTATCGGGCCAATTCCAGCGGGCCGCTACAGGATCGGAAAGCCCTACGACAGTCAGAACGTCGGCCCTTTCACCATGCCGTTGGATGCAGTGGACGCCAAGCCCGGCGACGACGTTCACCAGCCCACGGGCCGCTCTGCCTTCCGCTGCCATGGCGACAGCATCAGAGCGCCGGGGACAGCGAGCAAGGGCTGCATCATCCTGCCTCGGAACGTGCGCGAAATGATCTGGTCCAGCGGTGATCGGGACCTAGAGGTGGTGGCGTGAACCCGACCCGCCTCGCATGGTCCGCCGTCGCCATCGGCCTATGCCTGGTCCTGATCTGGTTCGCGAACCCGTTCGACATTCGTGGCGTGAGGAAGGCGGCAAAGGCTCAAGCCGCAACCGCCACCCAGCAAGCCGCCGTCGCGACCAAGACGACCGAGGTTCTAGACCGCGTCGTCAGGTCTGAAGTCATCATCCGAAATCAAGCCCAAGGAGCCGCTCAACATGTCGAAGCTGCCATCGGAGCCGAAACACCGCTTCCGCCCGCTGTGGGCCTTGCTGTGCGTGCTGGGATCGACGGGATGCGCAAGCCAGCCGGGAGCCGTGACGATCAATCTGCCGGCCAGCCTCAGAGCCCCATGTGATCGCGCCGAAGTCGGGCCTCTCGCCACAGTCGGGGATCTCGGGTCCTTCGCGGTGAGGCAGGAAGCGGCCCTGTCGATCTGTGACGGACGGCGTGAGGCGATCGTGGCGATTGTGGACGGTCATAAACGCGCCACCGATCCGCCGCGCTTCCGATGGCCCTGGTCCCGATGACCGCCGCGCCAAGTTAACGATCCGCCACTTTCATTAACTTGGCGTGGCCGATATGTAAGCCAAACTGGCTCTTGTGAAAGGATAAACGCCACTTCATGAGCCACAACGCGGTTTGCGGTTATTCCGTGAGCCGCAACGCTCGCCGAAAGGCTGGAGCTACAGCGCCCGGTCTCGCTTCGGCGGGGCCGGGCTTTCGTCGTTCAGGATACGCCGAACCTCATCCCGCGCTTCAGCCTCGCTCGGCTCGCGGCCAAGGCGGGCGGCTAGACGGTTCCAGATCGTGTCGGGGTTGTCGTTGCGGACGGTGAAGGTGATGTGGATCATTCGCCCTCGTGCTCAATCTGGCGCTCGCCAATCGGAGCGTTTGGATCGTCGGCGAACATCCAGTAGTGCGCCTCGACGGCTAGGGCGATCTCCTCGACCGGAACCCTGAGAGCGGCGGCAGCTTGCGCGAACGTGCCGTAGCGCGGCGTCCTGCGATGGCCACGGATCGACCAAGCCTGAACCTGATTGGCGAAGTCCAGCAGGTTGCCGAGGTCATGCAGCGGGAGGCTTTTGACCTGTGCCGCGAACTCTGGCTGAACGTGCACGTGTTCGTCGTCCATCGGCTTCCTCTATCTCGCCAGCCTTGGCGGTTATACGCGGGTTTCGGGGGGGTAGTCGTCAGAGGTGGCGAGGCGGAGCGGGCAGGGGCTTCCAATGGGTCCAATCTTCCTCTCCGGCGCTGTCGGTTGCATCTGCCAACAGGTCGTCGGCGTAGCGCCAATATCCGCGATCACCGATTTCATCGGCTTCGGCTGGAGGATAGTCCTCGTACATGACCGTTTCAGGCCATTCGTAGCCGTTGGCCCAGACATGGATGACCGTTCCGTCCTTCGGAGCCGTCTCTATGGGTTGCCAACCCCTCGCGCCCCCGGCGGGGTCAAGCTGCTCCGGTGTGGGTTGGTCGGTCATGGTCTCTCTCTATCCCTGTGGCGTATGCCGGTTTGTGGGGGTTAGGTGGCAAGGCCATAGATGTGCGGCAGGCGCTCTCGAACGTCGGGAGCTGTATGATCTCCGCCCGTTTCCAAGCACGCGACAGCTCCGGCAATCAAAGTGTCGTAGAGAGCCATTGCTTCGTCCCGCGTCAAAGACGTCAAGGCGTTGCAGAACCAAAGGCGTTGACCGCAGTGCACCTCGGTGTCCTCAAACTTCAGTGGATCCGTCAGGAAAACTTGCGACGCCCTATTTTCTCGCCAGTTTGCCGTCTGGCAGGCCTTTTCGACTAGGTCAGGCTTATGCTTTGGCATCAGGCGACCGTACACACCGCTCCAATATTGCTCGACTTTCTCGCTCATCTCTATCTCCTGCCTCCCGGAGGGGGTTGGGGTTGGGGGTGGTTAGGCGCGCGTTTTGAAGCGGAAAACCTTCACGGTCTTTTCGGCAAACTCAAACCTGTCCGGCCAGAACGCGGCCAATAGGGCTTGCAAAATCAACAGCAAGAAGCGGCCTAGTCCAAGCCCGACAACGGCAATCGCTATCAATGGGATGATGTCAGTCATCAGTCTTCCTTCACTGTTTTGGGCGCGCTTTCAGCGCGACGGATGCGCTCGTTCGCTATGGCCGCATCGTGAACTCGCGAACCATGATAGCGGATGGCCTCGGAGAGGTTTTGCGCGGCCCACAGGATGGCCACAGCCAAGATGGTCGAGCCCAGCAAAAAGAAAATCATGACGCTGCCTTGAGGGTCCGAAAGACTGCCTCCGGGTCGTAATCAGCGCCGAACGACTTGCGGGCCTTGAACAGCAGTTCGGCGCACTCGACGGAGCGCACATTCTCGCCGGCCAAGATACGCTCGCACATATCGCGGATGCTGAACTTCTCGGTGTCGATGTGAGTGATCTGCGCGCGAGTGCTCCAGTCCCTATAGGTCACGTTCAGCAGGAAGCGTTGCGAGTAAGGCTTGCGCTTCAGGAGGCGGCGGATCAGCACGCGGATGCGACCAGGGCCAGACATGCCAATCGGCTTTCCGTATGTGGTGGCAGAACCGGAAAACACGGCGTCAGGATTGTCGAGCGGGGTCATGTCATCTCCAAACCGCGATATCGAAGTTGAACAATACGCCGATATGCGCTAAGGTCAACCACGATATCGGAGATAGTGGAAATTGACCGAACCTTTGACGCCAACCGCGATATCGGCGACAACCGCGCACATGCCGGGGCCGAAGTCGCAAGAGCTGGAAAACATCCTTGGCCGCTATCCCACCGGGACCGGCGAGCGGATCAAGCGCGTCCTTGGCCCAGAGGCCGGGAAGGGCGCTCAAGCGGACCTGTTGCGCGAGGCCCTTGACCGCGAACTCAAACGCCGCGAGCGCAAGCCCAGATCGGACGGGGGGAATTGACCGTGGCTCAACACACGCCAGGACCGTGGTCGGTCCATGAACGGCCGAACTATCAGGGCCAGCCGCATCTCGTCGGCGCGACCATAGAAACCGACGCCGTGATGATTGCGGAGGTTCGTGGCGCGACAGTGATCGACGGAAAGCGGTATGAGGAGCATACCGCCAACGCCCGCCTGATATCCGCCTCGCCTGAGCTGCTAGAAGCGCTGAGCGCCATGGTTGCCGTGTACGCCATGAACAACGCTGAGCCTGTCGAGTTGCGGGACGCGCTCCGACATCAGGTCGCGGGGGCCTCCGCTGCTATAGCCAAGGCGACCGCCCCATGTGCCGCGAGCGCGCGCTTGGCCTGCTCGTCTGGTCCAGAGCCGGGGCCGGGTGCATAGCACCTCTCGCCCCAGCTACGCCCCAGATTGAACCGTCAAAAACGCGAACGCACGCGGAACAGATCGCCCAAATCCTAGCCCCAACCCCTTGATCCCCAAGGCCTAGCCGGGTGGCGTGTTCGTTTACACGGAGAGGGTCTTCCGGGGGCCGGGGAAGTGCTCGCGCAGCGGGACGTTGCCCCACGACTTGCCGAGGCCGATGCGGCT